CTAGCTGCCCCCGCCGGAGGCGAAGAATGCGAACCACACCACGCTCGAGAAAGCGATGATCGCGAGTGTGAGGTATCCGAGCACGAGGCCCGTGATCGCCTGCGCCTTGCCGGTGTTGTTCAGACGCTTCGAGCCGGCAAGGCCGATGTGGCCGAAGGTGATCGCGAGAAGCGTTGGGATGAACGCAACGGTCCCCGCCACCAGTCCGAAGAAGGGTATGGGTGCCCAGATCCCGATGGCGAGCGCGACGATTCCGAGGATCATGCCTGCGATCGCGGAACCGTTGACCGGCGGCTTCTGGATTTGCACGTAGGTCACGGGCGGCTGGTAGCTCATGGCGAGATCGTATCCGTTTCTACTCATCACATCACTTGTTCCTTGTGGTCCCACATGCCCTACTCGATCTTCGCCCACGTGCCGCAGCTCGCCGTGTGGAAGTCCTGTCCATCGCTGATCGTGACGGTGAGGATGCCCACAGACCCGAGGTCGTTCTGCACGATGTCGTCGTAGTTCGTGCCGGCGACGGTGATCTTCCAGTAGCAGCGCGAGCTCGTTGACTCGGTTCGGTACGTTCCCGGTTCCATGCTGACGCCGACGGTGTAGACGCCGTCCTTGAGGCTCGTCTGAGCGATCTGCGTCTCGACTGCGGTGACTGCATCTTCGCGCGCTTTCACGGCGTTCTCACGTTCCGTGAGCCCCTCCTCGCGTTTGTTCACCGCTTCCTTCTGCTCTTGAATGCGGGCGCGCTCGTCGTTGAGCATGTCGAGCGCGGCGTCGCGCTGCTCTTCAAGTTCGGTGATGCGATGGGTCGCGGTCGCCGCCTCGGCGCGGGCCTCGTTGATCTGTCCCTGTGTGCTCGCTGCGCCCACAACGAATGCGATGATGAGCGCGCCGAGGCCGGCGACGGCGAAGACGGGCCAGAAGCGTCGCACGGTGGATCTGGGCGGGGCGGCTGGCGCTGTGTCGGTCATGGTGTCTCCTGTGTTCATGCGACGAGCAGAAGCTTGCCGCGGGTACTGGTCGGGCTATACGGCTATCTCGTGGCGGTGGAGCCACCGGCCTACGCCCATCTTGGCCTTGGCGTAGGTGACGCCGCGGAGTCGGGTGAGACACGACTTCATCCAGAGGTTCAGGACGTCGACCGTGACACCCAGCTCCTCGGCGATGTCGTACTGGTGGAGGCCCTGCTGTTCAAGGGCCGCGTACCGGCGGGGGTCGATGAGAAGCTCCGCCGCGAACAGGTCCGCGCGTTCCTCGACCGCTTGCTCCCCTTCGCACCGGTCGCCGTGGTGAGCGTGGCCGAGCTCGTGCCCGATGGTGAAGACGATCTCGTCGGGCGACAGCGACATGTCGAAGTAGATCTCGCGTTCTTCCTCGTACCATTCGCCGAGCACCCCGGGCTCGAGGTGTGCGCCGTGCACGCTGATGCCGTGGCCAGCGGCGTAGCGAAGCACCTTCCTCAACATGACCACTCCTACTCGGCGTATGGGGCCTCGTCGGCCTTCCGCGTACCCTTCCGCGCAGCGGTCCGCATCTTGCTCGGCGGCTGCTTGATCCCGGGCTCATCATCCACCGAATCACCGACACCACGGAAGTGAGCGTGCGTCACGTTGCTAGTTGGACTCTCGGGGTCGGGAGCGGGATGGCGTCGGATCTCGTCGGCGAGCAGGACTGCCGCGTGCGTCACAGCTGACGCACGATGGTTCTCCTCGATTCGGACGATGAGCGATCCCAGAAGGCGCAGATGCCGTTGAGTGTCGGCAGAGTACAGGTCGCCGTCGATGTCCACACCCATCGCGATGAAGATCTTGATGAGCTTGTCGGCCTGGCCTGCAACTGCGCCCGTCTCGATATTCCGGATCGTGCGCGAACTCACGCCAGACCGGGATGCCACTTCATCCTGGGTCAGTCGGGATTCCTCGCGAATCTCCTTGACGAGCACCCCGTAGAGCAAGCGCGTTTGCTGCGACGCCTGGTTGATCGCGTCCCGCGTCAGAACCAAGTTCTTCCGGTCGGCATCAGTGTTCATGCGGACAGAGTACCCATATCTTGCCGGTCAGCGCAAGTCATCAGGAAACTATGGCCATGAAAGTTCCGGCTCCTGCTTGCGCTAACCGGAAAGAGCACGTATTGTCTTGCCTATGACCACAGGGCAAGCAGTAAGGACACTGCGAGAAGTTGCCGGTCTGACCGCACGGGATGTCGCCAGGGCCGCTGGTGTCTCCGAGTCGTACCTGTCCCGCGTGGAGACGGGTGCAGCAGACGCATCGCCGGAGTGGATCGGAACCGTGACGGCGGCCATCGCAGAGAGCATCCGCCGCCGATCTCTCCGCATCGACCGAGTAGAAGAGATGCCCGCCGCGTAGGCGCGCAGCGGGCATCGAGTACACGAAAGGAACTAGCTTTCATGACCAGCAACACGATACCTGACCGGTTCGATACTGAGGTCGCGATCGAGGCGGCGGAGGATATGACCCGCGCCAAGCCGGACGCCCTCGGCCTGTTTGACCAGATGGAGCATGTGCGCCGGATGGTCACCCTCAACGTCCTCAAAGGAGAGACCGCACGGGCGAGAGCGCGGGCGATCACGTTCGCGTTGATCCGAGACGCACTCCCCACGAGTGCTGAGCGGAAGGCGGTGGCAGCATGACCGCCATCGACAGGAGCGCGCAGCTCGACGACCTCAAGATCGTCACCCTCACCGATGGGGAGGTGTGGTCCGCCCGTGACCTCATGACCTTCGCCGGCTACACGAACTGGCGGAAGTGGTCCGGTGCTATCGACCGGGCGATCGAGTCGGTCAACGCGTCCGGTTTGAACGCCGCCGACCATTTTGCCGGAGGGGTCAAGATGGTCGAACTGGGCTCCGGAGCGCGCCGCGAGGTCGAGGACGTCAACCTCACCCGCTACGCGTGCTACATCCTGTTCCAGAACGCGGACTCGCGGAAGCCGGAGATCGCGGCGTTGCAGCAGTACTTCGCCGTGCAGACACGGAAGCAGGAACTCGCGCCCACTACGGCACCGACTGGTGCCGAGTTGATCGCTCTCGCCGTGGTCGAGGCGCAGCGGATGCTCGCGGAGAAGGATAGGCAGATCGCTGAGCTCGAGCCGCGTGCGGCGCACGCTGACACGTTCCGTCAGGCCGATGGGCTCCGCACTATCGGGGATGTCGCGAACGACCTCAAGGTGCATGCCCTGTCGAACTACCCGGGCGTGAAGGTGCTGCAGAAGGACGTGTACGACCTCGCCGGGCAGATCGGGCTCATCATCCGGGGCGACACGATCCGCCACAACCAGCCGACCGCGCGTGCGATCGAGGCCGGATGGGTGAAGCCGAAGGAGAGCGTCATCGACACGAACCACGGTGACGAGTTGAAGATCACTGCCCGGTTGACGCCGAAGGGTCAGGGGAGGCTCTGGGATGCCGCGGTCACGAACCTCGCGCAGAACGGTGTCGTCTACGTCCGTAAGGAGACCGCAGCATGAGCACCTACCTGTACCGGGCCGTGAACACTGAGGACGTCTTTGTGGTCACCGACTGGGAGGACGGAGAAGAGCACGGTTACACGGCCGAGCCGGGCGAGCACATCTTTGGTCGCATGTCGGGGTACCTGTCTCGGTCTGGTGCGCGTGACGCGGGTCTCCGCTCCGGACACCCGTTCGAGGTGATCCGGTCGGAACCGGTTGTGTTCCTCACCGCCGAGGGCCGGAAGGCGAAGCGCATCGCGCAGCTCGAAGCGGAACTCGCGGAACTGCGAGGCGCGTCATGAACGCCCCGAAGATCTCCTACTCCATCCCGGAGGCCGCCGAAGCGACCGGGTACGGGGAGACGACGATCAAGGAAGCCGTGCGGTGCGGTGATCTCACGCCGCGGTACGCGAACCGCAAGCCCGTCATCCTCGCCGACGACTTGCAGCAGTGGGTCGCTTCACTCCCGATCGTCAGCCCGACCGAACGGAAGCGAGGCGAGCGTTCATGGACGGTCTGACGTTGCTTGGTTGGATCGCCGGCCTGACCGCCGTGTACACCGCCTGGTTGTGGGCGGTCAGGGACACGGAACGACACCGGTAACCACCGGGTCACCGGCCTATTGAGGGGTCAAACCCTCTATAGGCACTATTCGTCGCGCCTTGCGTGGCGAGCGAACATTGACAATTCCATATGAGAGACACGCTGATATGTCGTCTCGATGTTCATGGCCCGGTATGTCCCGGCACCGAACATCGGCACACCAATGGGGACGACAGGAAACGCACGCTACGGGCCACTAGGTGGTGGAGATGCCGGGGTGCTGGAACGGGCGAGTGGCTGCTATCGGATGCGGCCCGGGAATCGAAGGGATTCCAAACAGTTTTTTCGTGTTGAGGGACGTGCTGAACGAATCGCCGGATGAAGAACCGCGGATACGCGGGATGGATCATTGGACGAGCGATCGGGCACGTGAAAACACCTTGTGTTCATGGACTGCTGTACGAGCCGGAGTCGTCGGCCGGGCAGAGAAGACACTGGTCGCGCACGAGTTGGTCGACAACCCTGTGGGTTGTTTCGTGGTTCGAGTCCACGGGTGCGTACGAGGGGCGGGCAGAAGGACGTCAAGGGGTTGATTTCTGTTACCTAGCCCGCCCCCTTTTTCATCAATGCAGGAACGGAGAGTGGTGTGGACATCAGATGGGAAGACCCCGCCCCACGTGGAGGCAGAACAGACTGGAAGGGCATCGTTGAGGTGCTGCGTTCCCGGCCAGGTGTCTGGGCGTTGATCAGCGAGAACCTTCCAGCGCACGCGGCAACAACCCTCCGCCGCTACCCGGGCGTCAAGGTCACGACGCGCGACATCACCCCGCAGGGCACGGTGAAGATCTACGCCCGATGGGAGGGCACGGATGCAAGCACGAGTCCGTGAGCTCGTCGCCTACGCCGAAGCCTGCGGATTCACGCTGACCGGGAAAGACGGGGGAGGCCACTACACCCTCACCCACCCGAACGGGGCGACCATGCGCATCCCCTCCACGCCCGGTGACTTCCGAGGCGACAAGAATGCACGCGCCAAAATGCGACGCCTGTCCGGAGTGACACCGAAACGCCCGAACTCGGGGAGACATCGGAAAGGCATCCGTCTTCCCGGTTTCGATCCCGCTACGGAACGGGTTGAGTCGATATCCGCGAGATGGGAGCGGCTCGCGAAACAACACCGTGAACTATGCGAACGAATCACATGGCTTCAAGAAGTCGATGATCAAGACGGTTGCCGTGAAGCGATCAGTGACCTCCTTGCCGTTGAGGAGAACATCGAGAGCATGGGAAAACGGATACCGCTCCGAACGTTCCGGACCTGGCCATGAGGAGCGATATCCCACCCAGTGAACGGTGCGAGGAATGCGACGGGTGGGGGTGGGTGATGATCTCATTCGACCCCGACCGCGATATCAACTGTCCCTGTTGCCAGGGAACAGGAAAGCGAGACAACTATGAACACTCCTGAAATGCTCACGGAGCTCGGCCCGGGCGAACGATTCGTATTCGGATCGAACGCCGAGGGAATCCATGCAGGCGGAGCTGCCCGCACCGCATACGAACGGTGGGGTGCCGAATGGGGCGTCGGAGAAGGCCTCACGGGCCTCTGCTACGCACTACCCACCATGACGGGAATCGCCGATCTGCATGCCGCGGTCGCTCGATTCCTCACCACGGCGCGGGCTCACCCGCACTTGCGCTTCCTCGTCACCCCTATCGGGTGCGGGATCGCAGGCCACGCGCCCGCCGAGGTAGCACCCGCGTTCGCGGGACACCCATCCAACGTCATCATCCCGGCCTCGTTCCAGGCCATCATCGGAGGAGAACAGCAATGACCGAAGAAACCCTGGAAGTGTTCAAGGGATTCGACAAAGACCTCAAGTGCCGCGGGTTCCAGTACGAGGTCGGGAAGACGTACACCCACAATGGGCCGGTGTCGCTCTGCAGCTCGGGGTTCCATGCCGTCGAACTTCCCCTCGACGCGATGTCCTACTATCCGCCCATCGGATCTGTCTACCATCGGGCGGCCCTGGGGGGTGTCACCGACGAGCGCGAGAAGGACTCGAAGCGCGTTGGCGCGCAGATCACGGTTGGCGCGCAGATCAACGTCTTCGGGCTCATCGAGGCGCACGTCGAAGCGATCTGGGATCGTGCGGCGAAGAAGCCTTCGGAGAAGAAGAACGCGACCACCGGGGACTCCGCGCACGCCGCGACCACCGGGTACTCCGCGCACGCCGCGACCACCGGGTACTCCGCGCACGCCGCGACCACCGGGGACTACGCGAACGCCGCGACCACCGGGCGCTACGCGCACGCCGCGACCACCGGGGACTCCGCGCACGCCGCGACCACCGGGTACTCCGCGCACGCCGCGACCACCGGGTACTCCGCGCACGCCGCGACCACCGGGGACTCCGCGCACGCCGCGACCACCGGGTACTCCGCGCACGCCGCGACCACCGGGTACTCCGCGCACGCCGCGACCACCGGGTACTCCGCGCACGCCGCGACCACCGGGGACTCCGCGCACGCCGCGACCACCGGGCGCTACGCGCACGCCGCGACCACCGGGTACTCCGCGCACGCCGCGACCACCGGGTACTCCGCGCACGCCGCGACCACCGGGTACTCCGCGCACGCCGCGACCACCGGGGACTACGCGAACGCCGCGACCACCGGGCGCTACGCGAACGCCGCGACCACCGGGTACTCCGCGACGAATGAGGCGTCGACTGCCGATGAGGGGTCGATCGCCGCCGTTCTCGGCCGAGGGAAGGCGAAGGGCGCGCTCGGGTGCTGGCTTGTGCTCACCGAGCGCGACAACAAACGGAACATTCTCGGCGTGCAGGCCGTGCAGGTCGACGGCGAGACGGTCCACCCGAACGTGTTCTACACGTTGCTGGACGGGAAGGTCACGGAAGCGTGATCGACCGAGACGAACCAATCGAATGGGCCGGGGAATCCCCGGCCCTTCCTGTCGCGGCCAGCGCTATCGGGGCAGTGTGCCTCCTCGTCGCTGTAGTGACCGTGGGTGTCTACGTAGGGATGGGGATGCCATGACCGGGATCGTGCTGGGCATGCCAGAAGACACGTACCATGCGCATTCGGCGTTGTCTTCGACTCAGGCGAAACTGCTGCTGGATTCGCCGGCCATGTACGACTGGGTTGTAACTCAGGGGCATCGGACGGAGAAAGCGGCGTTCGATCTGGGTTCCGCGATTCATGCTGAAGTTCTCGGCAGTGGGTACGACGTTGTCGAGTTGGATTTTGATGACTTTCGTTCCGCGGCGGCGCGAACCGCACGGGACGAGGTACGTGCTGCGGGGAAGATTCCGATGCTGCGGAAAGACATGACGGAAGTGCATGCGACCGCGCAGGCTGTGCTCGCGCACCCGAGGGGACGTGCGTTGCTGGAACGGGAAGGTGACGCGGAAGCATCCGTGTTCGCTACCGACCCCGCTACGGGTGTGCAGATGCGGTGCCGGTTCGATTTCTTGCCTGCGGATCGTCGCGTGGCTGTTGACCTGAAGACCGCCCGTAAGGGGCATGCGAAGGTCCACAAGTTCGCATCATCGATCGTCGAGTACGGGTATGACGTGTCGTGGGCTTGGTACACGCGCACCGCGGAGCTCGCTCGTGAAGCGGTCACAGACTTGGTCTTCCTTGTCGTGGAGACCGAGCCCCCGTATCACCTGGCCGTGTATCGGCTCAATGACGAGTTCAAAGAGATCGGTGAGGCGAAAGCGCTCAGGGCGCGTGAGATCTTCGCGCGTTGCACCGAAACGGGGGAGTGGCCAGGACTTCCCACGGACATTCAAGTGATCCGTCCCCCTCAGTACGCGATCTATCAGCACATCGATGACATGGAGACATCATCATGACCGACATCACCCTCCCCGAAAGTTCTGAGCGTTCCCGTTTGCACCGTGAGGCGAAGCCCGAGCGCGTGGTCGACGACCTCGTGACAGCTGATGACCGCATCAAGGTCTTCTGGCGCCGCTACCCGGAGGGGCGTCTCGACACTCACGTCATCCTCATCAATGGGCAGGACGTCGAAACACTTGACACCTTCACCGGCAACCTCCATCTGGCGGGCGGGGAAGTGCGATACACGGTGCGGGCGTCGGTGTACCGGTCTGCCTACGACGTGCGACCGATCGCGACCGCGGAAGCCACCCGAGGAACCAAAGACGCCGACGAGGTCACCGCAGCGTTCCCGCAGGAGACCGCACGCACCGCGGCACTGTCGGCCGCGCTCCGCTTCGCAGGCATCAACCCGCCCCGACGGAAGGCGAAGCCGTGAGGCCATTCGTGTTCAAGACCGCCGGCATGTGGTTCATCACCATCGCCGGACAGCATGTTGGTTCCCTCGCCGGGTATCACCGGTTGCCGTCAGCGATCGCCGCAGCTGAGTTCTACGCCGCCCACGGGTTGGAACCGTCGTCATGACGACCAAGACCGGCTTCGACGCGACAACATCGGCCCTCATCCTCGAACGGGATGGGGGCCGCTGTTTCTGGTGCAGGAATTGGGTCGCATCCGGCCTTCGCGGGGTTGACTACAGCCTTCACCATCGGTGCCCACGCGGTTCCGGCGGGGTCGGGAAGCGGGACACGTGGACGAACAAGGCTTCGAATGGCCTCACCCTCTGCGGCAGTGGCGTGACGGGCTGTCACGGGTGGGTCGAGTCCAAGCGTGGCCTTGCGCTCGATCTCGGGCTGCTGGTGTCGCGCGTCGCCGCAACGGTCAATCCGGCTCGCCGACCCGCACTTATCCCCGTCACCGACCGTGACGGGGCCCGATGGTGGCTCACCGACGACGGACGTAAAGAGCCGGTCGGTCCTGATGTGCAGTTCTAGGAGGAACAGTTGGGATACGAACATGGGTTCGACGCGGAAGATGCAGAGGAACTGATGTACCTCGTGCACGATGGCGACAGCAACCGCATCGCCGGCTGGATGGAACAGCACATCCGCAGCTACCGCGACATGCACGCGCTGTTCAAACTCCTCACCCGGATGATCGCCAAGTCTTTCCCACTCGCTCTCACCAAGGGAGTCAACTTTCGGGAAGGCGACTTGTGGGTCATGGAGGACCGTGGTGCGACCCCAGCCGCACGCGACGCGGCACGCATGATGACCGTCGCGATGAACGGCGACGACGACACGCTCACCGCGCTCATCCTCGCTGCACTCACCCAACCCGAGGAACACCACGCGGCCATCGCAGCGTATCTCCTCGCGGCGTGGGGCGACGGTCTTCGCGCGATCACCGAAATGGCAGGTCACACACGGTGACCCTCACGGCGCGTTTCGAGGGCGGCATGTGCCCCGCCGGGTGCGGATCTCGTATCCATATCGGAGACGCGATCAGGAAAGACGAAGACCTCGACGCGTTCGTCCATGACGAGTGCGCACCGAAACCCGATCCGTACACGCTCGGGCCCAACGAGATCGTCTGCGGGTCGTGCTGGCTCGTGAAGCCATGTCGGTGCGACGAATGAGTCTATAGGAGGCAGGAAAGCCGTGCTTGATACGGAACGCCGCATGGCGGGGGTCGGTGCGGATGGCGCGTGAGCGAGCGACCATCAACGTTGACATTTGGTCAGACGACGACTTCCGAGACCTCACGGGGGGAGCTCAATCGCTCTACTTCAAGCTCACGTCGCATCCGAAGTTGGACTACTGCGGGTGTGTCGAGTTTCACCCAGGCCGGCTAGCGGCGATGTCGCGTGAGATGTCCCCGGGGGACGTGATGGTCGCAGCACAGGAGCTTTCCGACAAGTACTTCATCGTCGTCGATCAAATGACCGATGAGGCGCTCGTGCGGTCGTTCCTCCGTCACGACGGTCTGATGAAGCAGCCGCGCCTCGCGGTGTCGGCGGCGAAAGCGTTCGGATCGATCGCGTCATCGAAGATCCGAGCTGTCGTCGTCCATGAACTACAGCGACTCCGAAAGTCGGAGCCCGACCTTGCGGCGTGGGACAAGCCACAAGTGTTGACGGTGTTGAAGCAGAACGCGGTGCCGGTGCGCGAGACGAAGACGGATCTCGACTGGGACTTCCCGGAGTTCCTTCCGTTCCCGACGGGCAACGCTACGCCCGACGTTTAGCCCAAACGTCGCCCAGAGCTACGGGCGCGCCTACTACATCTACATCTACATCTACTACTACAGCTACGAATCTTTCAGATTCTCGCGCCCTGCGCGGCACAGTTATCCACAGGGTCACTGTCCCTCGGTCTACCGAGGCAGTGACCCTTTCCCGTGGCTGTGGAACTCGTGAGAAAGAAGGTCTTCAGAATGAATGGTTGGGAACTCCTCGGATGGTTCGCCGCCGTCGCGGCATGCATCATCGTGGCCGCGTTGACGTTCTTCGTCGTCTACGCGGTCGTCTCAGCGGTCCGTGGTGTGCGTGGTCGACGTGCTGTCCGGTCGGAAACCTTGTACCGGGGGCGTTCCGATGAGCGGTGAGCCCACGCCTGCGGCGCTCACGGCCCCGCTGGCGGACGAAACCCCACCGGCTGGTGTGCTGGGTAGGGATGCGTCCTGTTCGCCCCTCACAGAGGCGCACAGCGGTGACAAGTTGGACACGTTCATCCAGTACTGCGTCACCCGATGGGAACGTGAGAAGCCGTTCCGGAAGCGGCTCCTCAGCGAGATCACCATGCGGATCGGGGAAACCCTCCACGAGCACAGGAAGGCCACCGGCCGTGCCTCGTGAAGGCGCCCGCCGGGACACGCGGTGTGAGAACCCGAACCACAAGCACGGCATCTACTGCTACAAGAAGTGCTGCTGCTCATGTGACGTTTGCGGGGCCGCGAACAGTGCTCACGCGGCGAGACAACGCCGAAACGCAGCGTACGGTCGCCACCCGGTACGCCACCCTGTCGAGCCCGTGATCGAACGACTGGTGCTTCTCCGCAAGGACGGGTGGACGATGCGTGAGATCGCAGACGCGACCGGGATGAACAAGTCCAGCCTGCAGCGGATGCTCCGCCAACCCGGTAGGTGGGTCACGGCGGAGACAACGCAACGCATCCTCGGTGTCCACTCGCTCCAGAAACGGACGACCGCGTTCGTTGACGCGACCGGCACACGCCGGCGCATCCAAGGACTCGCCGCACAAGGCTGGACCCTCACCGCCCTCGGACAACGGATCGGGAAAGACGCCCAGCAGATGTGGTCATGGACGCACGCGAACCTCGTGACCGTCGCCATCCACGAACTCATCAAAGAGCTGTACGACGAGCTCGAAGTCGCGCCTCCACCGGAGGGGCCGTACGCGGTCCGTGCACGCCGCATGGCCGTCAAACACGGGTGGGTACCCGGGCTCTGCTGGGACGACATCGACGATCCCAGAGAACGCCCCAAGGGACTCCCGAAAGCCGCCTGAAACATTCCGTGGCCCACCCATGGTGGTGGGCCACACGCATACCCGGAGCACACCATGAAGCCCTACTACGAAGACGACCTCGTGACCCTCTACCACGGTCGCTACGAAGACGCGGAAATCCCGGCCGCGGATGCGATCGTCACGGATCCGCCCTATGGCGAGACGTCGCTCGAGTGGGACACATGGCCGACAGGTTGGCCCGATGCTATGGCGACCGTCGCACCATCGTTGTGGGTCTACGGATCAATGCGGATGCACCTCGCACATTCACGAGAGTTCATCGCGGCAGGGTGGCAGTTCTCGCAGGACTTCATCTGGGAGAAGCACAACGGATCCGGCCTCGCGGCCGACCGATTCCGGCGCGTGCATGAGATCGCCAACCTTTGGTATCGAGGGGAATGGCGGGATCTCTACCATGTGACACCGACGACCCCGGATGCAACGCCCCGAGCACTGCGTCGGCGGGCCACGAAGGGGGAGCATCAGGGGTCACGGGGAGCGTCGGACTACGTTTCGGAGGACGGCGGTCCGCGTCTCATGCGGTCAGTCCAGTACGTCCGTTCCACGCACGGCCACGCTGTCCATCCGACTCAGAAGCCGGTGGGCGCTGTCGCACCCCTCATCGAGTACAGCACCCCACCGGGTGGTCTTGTGATCGACCCATTCGCCGGGTCCGGGACAACGGCCATCGCCGCTCGACATCTCGGCCGGCGATGTGTCGCCTATGAGGCGCGCGAGGACTACGCCGAAGCTGCGGCCCACCGCCTAGCTCAGCAAGCGTTCGACTTCTCTTCCCTCGGGGACGGTGATGCAGCGTGACACCCATCACGCTCCGCGCCGGCAGCCTCTTCTCTGGATACGGCGGACTCGATCTCGGTGTCGTGGCGGCGCTTGCCCGGTTCGGTTTCAGGGTGGAGCCTGCGTGGTTCTGTGAGTTCGATGAGGCGCCGTCGCGGATCCTCGCGCATCACTGGCCGGATGTTCCGAATCTCGGCGACGTCACGAAGGTCGACTTCACGAAGGCCCCGCGAGTCGATGTGATGTCGGGCGGGTTCCCATGCCAGGACGTGTCGGTAGCGGGCCGTCAGCAGGGACTCAAGGACGGCACGCGTTCCGGATTGTGGGCGGAGTTCCGTCGGGCTATCTCGGAGCAGCGGCCCCGGCTGGTCGTGATCGAGAACGTTCGCGGTCTGCTGTCAGCCGATGGTGAGCCGTGGCATGACGAGATGACCGCCGCCGATGCGGAAGTGCGGCGGTGGGATCGGGTGGCCGCGTTGATTGAGCACAGGATCAGGAGGTGGGCGGGTGACCGCGACTACGTCAGACGGAAACGTGCCGAACTCGTTCGCGTTGCTCGACACCGCAAGCGGGCGTTGGCTCGACGCGAACGGGAGCATCGACTTGTTCAGCGAGCTATCGCCACAGTTCTGCGGGATCTGGCCGACCTCGGGTTCGATGCGGAATGGACGGGTCTGGAAGCGTCCACAGTCGGTGCCCCCCACGCCCGGTTCCGTGTCTTCATCATCGCCTGGCCCCGAGAAGGGGGGGCGGTTGCTCCCGACCCCGAACGCTGCGGTGAGTAACGACGGTGAAGGGGTCGACACTTTCATGGCACGCCGCGCGAAGGTGAATGCCGCGTCGGGGGCGAGTAACGGGATCCCGTTGACGATCGCCGTGCAGATGCTCAACGGGGGAGGATGATGTCTCTTCGGATCGTGCCGGTTGACCTCGCGTCCGCTCGTGAGTTCGTCGCCCTGCACCACAGGCACAACGACCCGCCGATCGGTCACAAGTTCAGCATCGGCGTCGCAGACGGACACGAGCTCGTCGGTGTTGCCATCGTTGGGCGCCCCGTGTCCCGAGTCATCCAGTCCGAAGGCGCGACGCTCGAAGTGATCCGCACGGCGACGGACGGCACGAGGAACGCGAACAGCATGCTCTACGGCGCGTGCCGGCGCGCCGCGTTCGCGCTCGGCTACGACCGGCTTATCACGTACACGCAGGCGGATGAGTCGGGCGCGAGCCTCCGTGCAGCTGGGTTCCGTGTGGTCGCGCAGCGTCCGCCGCGCCCGGGTTGGGATACGCCGTCGCGGCGGCGGACGAACAAGGCCGACAATGTGTCCCGAACCCTCTGGGACACATTGACCAGCGTGGAGGTTCGAGATGCGTCTACTGCCGACTCCGACGACGAGTGAGATGAACGGGCCGGGGAGGCATGGTGAGGGTGGGCAGGATCTCAGGACGGTTGTTGCCGACGCCGGACGCGTACAGCGCGGACCGGGGCGGCAGTCAGCATCCGGACAAACGCCGCAGGGGGGGGGCACTCGGTCACGATCCAAGACGTGGTCGAGCACCTGCTACCCACGCCGACGACGCAACCGGAAACGGGCAACGGTCATGCACGGGACCTTGGCCGTGAGGCGCGGCAGATGCCCACTCCTCGCGCGACCAGGGGCGGCTCATCCACTGAGCTCGCATACGGCCTTGGGGGTGCCCGCTCGGACGACGACCGGCCACAAGGGACGGTAGTGCCGCGCGACGACTGGGGGATCTACGCCGAGGCTGTGGCCCGGTGGGAGCGGATCACTCGCCCCGCCCCGTCGCCTGTGCGGCACGACGGGAAGGGCGGGAAACCGCGCCTGAACTCGGAGCTCCCGGAATGGATGATGGGTCTCCCCGAGGGGCATATCACGGGCGTCGGGTTGACCCGGGCCGAGGAGCTGAAAGCCGCTGGCAACGGCGTCGTCCCACAGCAGGCCGAGGCCGCGACGGTCGGCCTTCTCCAGCGTGCGCCTGAAGCGCTCGCCTCACTTCTGGAAGGTCGAATATGAGCAGAGTTATCGAGATCGAAAGCGGTGCCCAGGTTGTCCCGAACGTGCGGGATGCCCGGGCTGTCTATCCGGAATGGGTGGCGCATCTCGCATGCGATGCCGACCTGCGAAAGAAGTCGGCCCACTATTCGATGGTCGCATCGGAGTTGGTGATCGAGTCGTGAGCGTGTGGACGATCGTCCTCCCGTACCCCCGTCCACCCGACGGGTTATCTGCGAACAGTCGCACGCATTGGCGTGTGAAAGCAAGGGCGACAGCCGAGGTCAGGAACCTGGTTGTCGCCCTTACTCGTTCCCACCGGGTACCGAAAATGCAACGTTGCGAGGTGCAGATCGTATGGGTTGTCACGGACAGGCGGAAACGGGACACGGACGGCCCTGACCCGTTCTGTAAAGCGATCTACGACGCGATCGGTTCAGACCGTGGCATCTCAGCACACATCGTGCCTGACGATTCCCCGGAATGGATGTCGAAACCACGCCTCCGTATCGAGTACAGGCCGGGGGAGAAGGCCAGGTTCGAGGTCACGATCCGTGACATCAGCCACCGACCAGACGACATAGACGCGATAGCGAGAACCATCCAATGAACAAGAGAGCACAGGATCAACTCGACCGTGAGATGCAGCGCATGAAGGACATGGGTATCACGATCAGCGTGACGCCCGCCGCCGCCGGTGCCCGTGAAGGGTTCGAGGAGCGACCCGCCGGGCTCATCGCCGACGCCGCGAAACGCCACGGCATCTACCACGGAGAGGACACCTGATGACGAGCATCACCATTCGCGGGAACATGGTCGCGCCCGTCGAACTGAGGTTCACGAAGAACGGCCTTCCCGTGGGGAACGTGACCGTGGCCGTGAACCGGGGTCGAGATGACAAGAAGGAAACCGACTTCCACCGCATCACACTGTGGGGTTCCCTCGCAGAGAACGCAGCGCACCTCGAGAAGGGCACGTCGGTGATCGTCGTCGGACGTCTCGAATCCCGCACCTACGAGGACCGCGACAACGTGAAACGTACAGCGTGGGAGATCAACGCCGACGCGTTCGGACCCGACCTGCGATTCGCAACCGCACAGGTCACCCGCGCTGTGCAGGGTTCGGGAAACTTCCCGCAAAACTATCCCGCCCAGCAGGAGCCCTGGACGCCCCCGGCCTCGGGCGCGGATGGCTGGGTAAACCCCAACTACGGCGAGAACGCCCCGTTCTGACCGATGAGTACCGGAAAGCAACCACCAGAAGGGTCAGGTATGCATAAGAATCGTGCGTCACGCCGCACCATCCTGAAGGGTGCCGCGTGGGCGATGCCCGTGATTGCAGCAGCGGTCACGGCACCCGTCGCCGCTGCGACGAGCGTCCCCGCCACGGAGCCCGCGGTGTGCGGCGGCACGGGCGGCAACAACGGCCGCTACTACGTCGAGGACGACCGGATCACGGTCGCTTTCGACGCTGCACCCGACATCTACGAGATCAACGTCCGTTACGTGGACGGCTCGGCGCAGAGCTTCGGGACGAACTACGGGAGCGCGCCCGCACGCGGCGAGACCGCCTGGGCGGTGCCGCTCCGCGCCCGCCCCGCGTGGATTCAGGTCCACGGCTTCAATGACCACTACGGGATCGAGTGCTGATATGAGCGACCGCAAGAGCAACGCGAAGAAGAAGAGCATCATCACGACAGTCGCCCTCGCGGGCGCTCTGGCGCTGGCGGGCTGTACGAGCGACGCCGACACTGCGTCGTACAACCTGTCGCGGGAGGCCGAGCAGTTCAACATCGAACGCCGCATCACCTTCATCAACGGGATCACGAACGAGATCATGCTCACCGTGGAGGGATACTGCTCCGTTGAGACGGCGGACTCCGGGCTCGCGGGGGCGCTGGAGGTGACCTGCAAACAGGGGCCGGACCAGTACACGAAGGACTTCCTCGGCCTCAGCGACAACGTGACGTACATCACCGAGCAGCTGGAGTCGAAAGACGTCAGCCTGTACCACCGAAAGATCATCATTAAGCCGGAGAGCATCTTCCCCGAGTTTGACCTGGAGGCGGGGGAGCAGTGACCGACCAGGAGATCCGGGTCGGTCAGGTCTGGAGAAGGAAGCGGAACGGCCGGTTGATCCGCATCACCCGGCAGAACACGCACGCCGGGAAGCCGGTGGACGACTGGCGGTGGAACGGCGTCGACTACACGGGCGACGGCTGGTGCTGGGGCTCAAACATCCGGCGGGACTGCGAACTGGTGGAGGACGTGAAGTGAGCGACCGTATCGACCATGCGCAGGAGGCGCGGGGATTCCTGGACCTGGCGAGGCAGATCCCGTCCAACGAAGACGAGACGAACCCCGCCGCCGCACTCGCAATCCAGGAAGCGCAGGCGCACGCGCTACTCGCACTCGTGGAACAGCAGCGCATCGCGAATCTCATCGCGCTGACTCGCGTAGGGCAGAGTGACTTCATCGACAGCGAGGAAGCTGGGTATCTGCTTGTCGGCGATGCCCTTTACGGGGCTCTCGTGACCACCGTCCAGACGAGCCCCGATGACGAGCACTATGAAATCCGCCCTGAGATCCGGGAAGCGCTGGGGCTGTCATGAGCGACACGATCACGAACCTCATCCACATCCCCGGCGTGCAAGCCCGCGTCGTCGTGGATGCGGAGTACGACTGGGCGACGCTCGGAGCTCTGCTCGCGGAAGGGCTCGACAGCGAGCAGGCGGAGCTACTGGATGCCCTCGCGCAGGGGCTCTGGACGGGGGATGCAAACGGCCTTATGCAGCTCCAGTACATCGCTGACCACATCACCGTCGATCCCGGCGCGTACGACAAGGGGGCGGTCATCTGGTTCCTGCGGGAGCTGCTGGTGCGCCTGGAAGGGGAGAGTTGATGGCAGAGCACTACGCGGCGGATCACTTCTCCTGTAAGCCCGAGGCACCGGATCACGACTGCTCATGCCACATCGCGCCGCCGTGCAGTGCGTGCGTGGAGTGCCCTGCGTGGGATGAGGAAGGAGAGGACTGATGGACGAGAACGCATGGAAGCGCCCGAAGGGCTTCGAGGACGCCGCGACCGACAGGGCTGCGGAGATCGCGGCGGAGGGCGAGATCGAGGACGTGGAAGAGGCGTTTCTCTCCGGCGCGCTCTGGGCCGCGCTGGTGGCGGAGGGGCGGATTGATGCCTGAGTTTGAGGGTAAGCGCGTCGAAGAGACCATCATGCAGTACACCGAGTACGTCTACTGGGATGGCGATGAGGTGGTGGCGACCGAGCGCATGGAGGACGACAGCGCTTACGACGTGCGGAGTACGCGCGAGCCGACCTCTGACGAGATCACGGACTACTACGGAGAACAGGTAGGAGAGGGCTGATGCCTGACCTCAAGCCCTACCACTACCCCGACGTGTACAGGGTGCTGCTGGCAGAGACGGAAGAGCACGAAATGCAGATCCTCCATGAGGACGGTCTCTACCGGCACCTGCGGTTCCAGAAGCCCGGCACGGGCATCTACCACTGGGACATCATCACGTGGCCAGGATCGCTCGCGATCCGCGGCGACATCGGCGAGGGGTTCATCTTCACCCGTGAGCGGGACATGCTCACGTGGTTCGACCAAAACCAGGCGCCGGGATGGATCAAGCCCGACTACTGGGCGGAGAAGCTGGACCGCGGCGCGCGGAACGTGAGGGTGTTCTCGCGGGAGAAGTGGGCGGCCTGGCTTCGCGGAGACCCCCAGCGATATCTGCCGCAGTCGGCCGAGTCGGAGGTCGACAGCGTGGAAGAGGCCGTCACGGTTCTGGACGACTTCAACATCCAATGGGACTACGAGGACGTGGAGTCGTGGAAGGACTTCGACTTTCACTTCCTGCTCGCGTGCCACGCGATCCTGTGGGGCGCGAAACGCTACCACGCGGCGAAGAAGGGAGCGGGCAATGCCGACTGAGCGGGAACTGGCCGAAGACCTCGCGGGAGCACTCGCTCTGCTGCTTTATGACGCGCACCCGACATACGGGAGCACCGCGGGCTGGCGGGGCGGCTACGGCGGGCAGGTCATGACACGGGGCTGTTCCATCATCGACCCGCCGCCGGGTGCCGAGTGGACGCAGTACGACCTGCTGTCCCGCCCGCTGCGCGCCTACATGGACGCGCGACCGCTGTTCGATCTGGACGCCGCTCGGAAGCGGGTCCGCGAGAGCGCGCAGGGCGCGGCCGATGACCTGAGGAGGAGCCGATGAGTGCCCGTGCCAAGGCCAGCGAGTTCGCGGAGCGCCGGGTGAGGACAGCGGCGCAGAAGGTCGCTTCAGACCTCCGCCGCGCGGCCGACGAGATCGACCAGGCTGCGAAGACAGTCGGTGTCGATGACATCCCCGCCGCGGTCGTCAAGCTGGTCGTGGGCGCGCTATGGCGCCTTGACCTGCCGTCGGTGGGGCTGCGGGATCTCGTAGAACTGCGACGCGACTACGAGGCCGGGTACGAAGAGGGGTTTCATCACGGGCGCTCTACCCCGCAGGCACTCCACCCCACAGGCGCCATCTGCGACCACGGGTGCACGGCGGTGTCCGGCGTATGCCTCCTGGACCACAAGCAGATCAAGGGAGGCGATCGATGACGCGCGCGATGGGGTCGCACCAATCGGCGCGCGCGAAGTCCGTGACCTGGCTGACACCACGCCACATCATCGACGCACTGGGGCCGTTCGACCTGGACCCCTGTGCCGCGCCGTCGCCGCGTCCGTGGGATACGGCGAAGCGACACATTGAGCTGCCGGAGGATGGGCTCACGGCGGAATGGTCGGGAAGCGTCTGGCTGAATCCGCCATATTCGTTCGCCGCGTGGAAGTGGCTGGGCAAGCTTGCGAATCATGGCGACGGTATCGCGCTGATCTTCGCGCGCACCGAGACGCGCGGGTTCGTGGAGACGGTGTGGCGGCGAGCGACAGCGGTGCTTTTCCTGCATGGTCGCTTGCACTTCCACTACCCGGACGGGCGTCGGGCTGCCGCGAATGCAGGTGCCCCATCTTCGAGTGGACTGCGGAAGGGATCTGGAACACCGACATCACCGGCTCCTGGGAGGAGCTGGACGTCGCGCTCATACTCCCTGACGATCTGGTGCGTCTCGACATCGTGGAAGACGAGCCCGCGGACGTCGCGGAGGCCAAGGTGCCGGTCATTGACGACGCGATGGTCGAGCGAGCTTCCCGTCGCGACTACGAGTACTATCCGGGCCACGCCGCGGGCGAGTGGGACCGCATTCTCGCGGAGGACGTCGTGACAGCGCGCCGATGCCGCGCGAGGGTCCGTGCTGTTCTCGAAGCAGCCCTCGGAGGTGAGAGCAATGTGTGAGCGTGGAGAACCCGACGTGTCCGATGTGCGCGAGTGGTACATCATCGGCCGGCGGATGTATCAGCCGTTCTTCTCCGAGAAGGAGTTGGCGGCACCGTTCGACAAGTGGCTCGCCGAGCGCGACGCCCAGCTGACAGCTGCGCCGGACGAAGGAACGATCGTCCGCGCAGTGAGCCCGGAGACCCCGACGACGGAGGATGTGCGGAGCGATTACGCCTGGGGTTCGGTCTACCTTGCTTCACCGGCGGAAGCCGAACAGCGTGAGGCCGAGTTCGACCGATGGCTCGCCCAGCACGACCGCGACCTACTACGCGCTTTCGCCGAAAGACACAAGGCCGAGGGATACGAGCACCTCGCAGGTGTCCTATCGACGCCGACCAGCCGATGGCTCCGAGCAAGGGCCGAAGATGGCTGAGTACCCGCCCCGCATGCTCGTCCCCGGCGGGCACGTCTTCGAGACCGACAAGAACGGTCACGTCGACACCTGGGCATGGGAGGAGGGCTACCACAACGGCCCGTTCTGTGTGAACTGCGGCGAAGGCATCTGCGAGCACTGCAACCGGGATGTCTACACCGAGCAGTGCGACATCGTACACGGCGACGTGATCACCGTGTACGAGAGCACGGGCGGTTCCGCTGATCCGTTCCGGGGTGCGTCGTGTCCGCGCTGCGGTCGCGAGATGTCCCTCACCGACGAGGCTTGTGATGAGCACCCGACCCCCGGAGGTTCGGTTCGTGACCGCCCGGCGCTCGGGGCGTCGACCACCCCGGACCCACCTGATGAACGGAGGCCCCACCAGTGAGCGAACTTCTTGACGCCGTCGATACCTCCACGGATCCTCCCGTGGACAGATAAGGGGCCAGCCATGACGGATCATTCACACGAAGGCATCGGCTACTACACGGTCGAGCAGTTCGATCGTCTCCGCAACGCGGTGAACAACGCCCGTGCCCTCGTCCCGTGGCTCCGCGTCGCCGGCTACATCCGTTCCGGCGAGGTGGACGTGAAAGTCACCTCCTCCCAGGATGGGCACATCGGTCTCCCGCCGACGTGGCTCGCCGCGGAGGAGATCACCCGCCTCCTCCAAGAACTGAACCAGTGGCCCGAGCTCGAAGACGCCGTGAACGACGAGTACGGAGCTTGGGTCGCGTGGGAATTCACGAGAGAAACGGAGATAGCGCGAGCGAAGTGGCCCCACGCCGACCGACCGCACCGTGTGCGCCACATGCGTTGCCAAGCGTGCAACGCGCTCACCCTCCGCTACCACCCGCCGCGTTTCGACGGCGATCGCGTTATCGTCCGCTGTTCCGACAAAGCCTGCAGAGCGATCATGGACGAGGACATGTTCACCTTCGCCGCGCACCTCATCGAAAGCGAGAACCGTGACCGAGAAACCAACAAGAAGCGATTGGGTGCAACTCAACGAAGCGATATCGGCGGTCGGCCGGTCGAGGGAGACAATCTACCGATGGGTGCGTGACGGTCGCGTGCGGACGATCCGCCCGTACCGTATCCGGTATTTCCACCTGGGCGACTTGATCGAGACCGAGAAGACACACGGCGGTCAAGGACTCCGATGAAGTGAAACATGTGGCATACTGCTTGTAGAGCATCGAGAATCTATGCCCGAGCATTCCGAACCTCCGCAACTCGCGGGGGTTCTTCTCATTCTCCCCGGTAGTCGCCTGACAAGCGGCATATCCGGGTCGTAGAAGGCCCACCGATCGGGCCGCACATCAACGGCAATGGGTTGTTACTGCCGTACAAACACCTCGCACGTTCTCCTGCGGGGTCATACATCGCCGTGTCCAGCGTGCATGGACACCGCCCAGCCCACGTCACGGGCCCTTTGGTGTGTAGCTCAGTGGCAGAGCGGCGGACTGTTGATCCGATGCGCGAGGGTTCGAATCCTTCCACGCCAGCAAGAATCCCTTCGAGAGCCCGGGGTGCCTATGCGTGTCGCAATCGGCCTCACGATCGGCCTGAGCGTCGCCGTGCTCTGGCACTGGTACGGGCGCAACATCCTCGTCTGGGTGTTCGCCCGCGGTGACACCCCACGGGAGAGGCGCTGATGGCTGCTGAGAACGCGAATCCGCTGCAGGCGCTTGACGACGCAATCCACGACTACCTCCGTGCAACCAGTGATGTGAAGGACGGCACGTGGATCACCGGGTGGGTTCTCGGGATCTCAACCTCACGTATCGACTCCACCGACGACACCATGCGTCCCCGGGTGACCGGGGCGCAGTACGCGTTGGGTCCGCAAACGTCAACGACCGATGCAACTGGTCTCGCCGCGTTCCTCAACGTCGTCATGGAACGCGCAACATGGGCGATGCTCAACAACGACGAGGACGACGACGATGACGACTGAGATTGTCCAGATCGGTACCGTGCACGTGCAATGCCCGGCGTGCGACACGGTCGTCCCGGTCAACGTGACAGGCCGTCTCCTCCCCGAGAGCCACACGAAGTCGGGTCGGTGTGAACTGGCCTGCGATCCCGACATGACCGACCTGTACGCGCACGTCTGGACCCACCAGGATGCCTGACGTTCGCGACGACGGCCTGTACGAATGCGAAACTTGCGGGCGCACCTACGACTCCGAGCTCGCGCTCCTGTTCTGCTGCGACCGCCGCTACGAGGGCCGGGACTGCGACTGATGGCATGGTCAACATCGCGACGAAAGTCGCAACTCCCACCCGACTGGGACACCGTGATCCGCCCCGCGATCCTGAAACGCGACCGCCACCGATGCCAACACATCCGATACGACACGGGCCAGAAGTGCGGGGCGTACGCGAACCAGGTCGACCATGTTAACCAGCAACGCAACCACGACCATTCCCCGTCAAACCTGCAATCGTTGTGCGAGTACCACCACCGGGTGAAGTCCTCAGCGGAGGGCGGCAGGGCCGCTCAGAAACGCCGCCGGACTGCAACTAAACGCCGGCACCCGGGCCTACTCCCGTAGGGCCTTCCACGTCCCGTCAGGCCGCATCATGACGACCTTCGGGCGCTTCTCCCGCCCCACTCCCAACGCTGCAACTTCCCGTGCACGCTCCACACGCGACCGGGTATCGTCGGCATCCCGCCAGTTCCCGACCGCCCAACGAGGGCATGCAACTCTCCGCCCGCCCGCGAGAGCCCTGACTCTCACGGTGCATCCTCGGGGTGCTGCAACTTCCTCGGTCCCCACCGGCCCTGGCCCGGGCGTGACGCCGCCCACTCGTCGATCGTTTCCGGCAACCATCCCTTGATGAAACCAATCGTCGCGTCAGGTTCAGGCATGCGCCCTCGCGCCGCGTAGGTCCGCACCGTTTCCGGCTCGACGCCGATGCGTTCTGCAACTTCCTTCGGGCTCAGGTAGTGCTGGGTCATGGGTGCAATTTTCGCACCCGGTACAGTGGTCATGTGGTGTTCCCTTCAGGTCGCCGCAACGCCCCGGCTCGTGTCTTACCCGCTCTGCGGTTCGAGCCGGGGCATCTCTCTTCCAGCACCGCGGCAGCTGCAACATCGATGAGTCGCTGCGCCGCCCGCGCGTACACGCCGGCGAGAACGTGCAACTCACGGACCTCACACTCCCGCGCCCGCGCCGTGTACTCATCGAACCGGGGGAGCATCCCCGTTTCCTGCAACTCGAGGTGCACCGCACCCATCGCGCTCATGCTTCCCCCTCCCCGATGGCGGCGAGCAGGGCGCGGGCGGCGGTGTCCATGCGCTGCGCGGCGACATGGCGCTGTTCGGGAGTGGTGGGGGTGCTTGCGATCGCCTCCCACTCCGCGGCGGCCTTTCGCAGGTCGAACGCCGCTCCCTGGACGTGCAGCGCGTGGTTCGCGGCTATGGTCTGCGGCCCCATGATGTCGCGGCGGGCCTCGGCCCAGTCGGACATCGGGAGCTTGGCAGCTCCGAGCGTGGCAACGTCAGGCGCTGCGCCGGAGCGGGTGCTCTGCTCAGCGAGTGCGAATCGGCGGGCGGTTTCGGGGTAGGTCACAGCGCACGCTCCGCAACCGCGGCGACGGCCTCAGCACGCGAGCCGCAACCTCGAGCCCAAGCGCGTTCGACACGGTCGGACTCGTGCCCGTACGTGGATGCGACGAGGCTTAGCGCCGCCCACCCGTCGCGGGTGAGCTCGACGTACCCGATCGTCGTGTCGCCGTTGCAGACGGCCGCGTACCCGCGCCGAATCGAGACGGTCGAGATGTCGGGCCGGATGGTGTGCGCGACGGTGCTGAGACCACGGTCTGCGAGGTGCTGCAACGCGGCGAGCCGCGTCGGGTAGATGCCGGGAAGCTTGCGGCCGCCAGCGGTGTGGATGCGGTAGTACATGAGGTTCCCTTCGGTGGGCCCGGGTGTCTTACCTCCCGGGCGGGTTGTGGTGGGCGGCGAGCCCCGTGCGACTTGCTTCGGGGCCCGCCGTTGCAACTGCGAGCGGACGTCAGCGCCAGACTTCGATGCACGCACCCCAATACCGGGTGCCGTACCAGCTGGACTCGTCGTCAGACCAGACGATCTCGGTTGCCGGGTCGTCGGACAGCGGGCACTCCATACCCGCGAATGCCTCGAGGTCGTTCGTCCCGTAGACGACCGTCCCGTCGTCGTAGGTGTCGACCACCCAGTACGCGGGCGCCGGCTCGGACTCGACCGGCGCCGACTCGACGACCGGTGCGGGCTCGACCCACTCGACGGCGGGCGCTTCCTCGTCCACCGGCGCAACCGGCTCCGGCTCCGGCTCCGGCTCCGGTGCGGGTGTCGGCGTCGGCTCAACGACCGGCGTCGGCTCCGGCGTCGGGACGGGCTCGGCCCAGTAGGTCACGCCTCCCAGCCGCACCCAGCTGCGCCCGTCAGTGGTGCCGCGCTCGGGAGCTTCCCCGGCCGCCGCGGGCGGTGCCTTGAAGGCCGGGGCGGTGACGACGACCGGTGCGGGCTCGACGGGGCCAGTGTCGGCTGTCGGCGGTGCCTTGACGGTCGCCCCGAGGATGACCGCGACGGCGACGATGAGCATGACGCCCACGGCTGCAACGGCGCCCGCGACGAGCCCGACGATGTTCGATGCACGCATGATGTGTTCCCTTCGGTTGACCCGGCCGCCTTACTGGCCGGGGTTGTCCCCGTGTCCGGTCATGAGCCGGCGGCGCCTACGCGCACACGGGGGCCGATCTCACGCCCGCATAGCGGCGATCCGCTCGGCGTACGGCTCGAGCTCGGCGAGCGCGTCACGGAGCTCGACGAGCGCGTGGGCTTCGGTCGAGGCGGTGCCGCACCGCATGCGGACGACCTCCGTGTGGCCGGGGCGCGGCTCGGCCACGAATGCGACATGCCACGCGACGCGGCCCGTGACGCCGTGCCCGGCGCGTGTCTCGGCGTAGGTCTCGGCGATCATCCCGAGCGCCGCGGCGCGAGCGTGGATGTCGGCGGGGATACGCCCGATGACGGGCGCCAGCCGGGCGGTGATGACATTGGGCATGGGGTGCTCCTCTCGACGGGCCCCGGGCGGGGCTGTGGTTTCAGGTCTGCGGGTGTCTTACTTCCCGACACCCATGACATTACCCATGACCGTGGGCATTGTCAAGCCCGTGCCCTCATCCATTTCCCCAGCACCCCGCCCAGCCCTTACGCCCCACACATGTCACGTCACATGACACACACCCGCCGGCCACACACCCCGCCCCAGCGAGCTCGACCCCACCCGGGGCAGGACCCCCACCCCCGGCCTCCCTCCCGCCCGCACACGTTCTGCGTTCCGCTGTGCGCGCGGGTTCCAGGGGGTACCTAGCCCCGAATCGTTCACCTCCGCGAGCCGTTCTGGTCGCGGCATCCGTTCTGGATGGAGATGAGGCACCATGCAGTACCAGTTCGCTGATCCGCGGCTCCCCCATGCCTTCTGGTCGAAGGTTGAGCAGGCGGAATCCGGTTGTTGGGAGTGGCGCGCGTACCGGGACCGAGACGGCTACGGGCGATACGCGCTGCGTCAGCCCGACGGAACCTACCCACGACGCGAGTACACGCACAGGATCTCTGTTCGCGTGTTGCAGGGGTCGATCCCTGGCGGCATGCAGGTGGATCACCTTTGCCGGAACCGCTCGTGCTGTAACCCGGCGCACCTTGAGGTGGTCACGGCCCGAGAGAACACCGACCGGAGCGAGAACTACATCGCCAAGAACCGCCGAAAGACCGCTTGCGTTCGTGGCCACGATCTCACTGGATCGAATCTGATCATCAAGGCCGTACGGGGGAAGGCCCCGTACAGGCAGTGTCGAGAGTGCCGGAACTCTGAAGCGCTCGCCCGCTACCACGCGAGGAAGGCCGTCTAGTGTCTCCCGGTCCTCCCCCGAAGGAGAAGCGCAGCCGCGCTCGTGACACGCCCGTGCGTGAGTCGATCCGCTCCGACGGCAAGATCGGTGGCTTCCCGCTTCCCGACGATGTGTTGCCGTTCCTGCCGAAGTCGCAGTGGGAGGACGAGGACACGCCTGTGCGTGAGCAGTGGCACAAGCAGACCGTGCGCTGGTGGGAGAACTGGCGTCGGTCGCCGCAGGGCACTCGGATGGTCACGGACGTCGACTGGGACTACATGCTCGATACGGCGCTGATGCATCACCAGATGTGGATGAGCGGTGGCCGCAACTCGGAGCGTGCCGCGGAGATCCGTGTGCGGGTGGCCGCGTTCGGCGCGACGTACGCGGACCGGCTGCGGCTACGGCTTGAGATCGAGGTGCCCGAGGAGTACCCGGTTGGGAACGCGGATGGTGGTTCGGACAACATCACGTCGCTGAACGATCGGCGTAGTCGGCTCGCGGGGGCGTAGGTCGTGGCTCATCGCCTGATCCGGCTGCCCCGGCATGACCGGGCCAGGTCGCTCGGTTGGATTGGCGTCTGGTGGATCGAGACGTTCGTTGTTCACGGGCGTGGTGGTGCGCAGGGCAAGCCCATCCGGTACGGCGACGAGTACACCGGGTTCGTTGTTGACTGCTACGGGCTGGAGAAGGACGGCAGCCGCCTCTACAACTCTGCGTTCCTTTCCCGCCCGAAAGGCACCGACAAGTCCGGCATCGCTGCGGCACTGGTGCTCTTCGAAGCCTTCGGGCCCTGCCGATTCGCAGGGTACGCGAAGGGCGGAGAGACCTACACGTTCCTCGGGCAGACGTACACCTACTCACCCGGCGAGCCCATGGGAAAGCCGGTTCACAACCCCTACATCCGCATCATGGCGACGGAGGAAGGGCAGACCGGCAACGTCTACGACTCGGTCTACTACAACCTCACCGACGAGGACGCCCCGCTGTTCGCCTTGAAGGCGGCGTACGGCGTCGATGTCGGCAAGACGCGAGTGATCATCGGCAACGGCGGCATGATCATCCCCGCAACCGCTGGGTCCGCGTCGAAGGACGGCGGACTCGAAACGTTCGCCGTGTTCGATGAGACGCACCTGTACACCACCGACACGTTGCGCAGCATGTACAGCACCGTCACCCGCAACCTCGTCAAGCGGCGCAGCGAAGGCACCTGGTACATCGAGACAACAACGATGTACGCGCCTGGTGAAGACTCAATCGCCGAGGACACGTACTTCCTCGCCGACATGATCCAAGAGGGCAAAGCCCGACGCCCTCGCTTGCTGTTCGATCACAGGTGGGCGGATGTCGAGTCGGTCGAGAAGATCAAAGTCAAGGACCCTGAGGCGAAGGGTGGCGAGCGGCTCGAAACCGAGGAAGAGTACCTCGACCGGCTACGGAGCGGGTTCATCGAAGCGTTCGGCGACGCGATCGCATGGAACGACCCCGAAGACCTTCTTGACTCCCTGTTCGATACGCGCCAGTCGGAAGCCGACACGCGCCGGTACTTCTTCAACAGTCTCGTCGCCGCGTCGAATGCGTGGTTGAAGCTCCACGAATGGGTGAAGATCGGACTCCGAGCTCGGCGAGCTGCTGCGAGGACCGGTGGGCGGCGTCTCGGGATTCTGCCGCCGCGTCGAGGTGATGAGATCGCGCTCGGGTTCGACGGCTCGCTGAACAGGGACGCGACTGTCCTCATCGGGTGCCGCATTTCGGACGGGTACGTGTTCCCCATTGGGATCTGGGAAGCGCCGGACTCGAAAGAAGCCGCCCACTGGTCTGTTGATCACCAAGCCGTTGATGCGGTCGTCAAGGAGACGTTCAAGAAGTACAAGGTGGTCGCGTTTCTCGCGGACCCGCCGCATTGGCGTGACTACGTCGACCGGTGGGAGAACCTGTACGGCGCTGGTCTCGTCGTGCACGTCACCGAGAAGAAACAGATCACGTTCGAAACGAGCCGTCACGCGGAAATGGCGAAGGTCGTGGAGCGTGCGGAAACCGCGATCAAGACCGGCGACATCATCCACGGCGACCACCTCGTCCTCACACGGCATGTGATGAACGCCCGCCGTTGGAAACGACCTGCAGGTGACGTGATCGGCAAGGACGTCCGCGGGTCGGGGAAAAAGATGGACGCCGCCGTCGGCATGGCGCTCGCGATCGAAGGTCGGGCCAGGTTCCGCAAGGAGTTCAAGGACACCACAACCGGTGTGCCGCGACGCGTCAGATAGGGGGCAACGTGCTCGAACAAGCGGGTATCCCCGGATCGGACGACTGGTGGCTCATGCGACTGGGGGAGAAGCTCGGCGCCGGACTCCCCAGGATGCGGAAACTCACCGCCTACCGTGACGGTGACGCGCTCCTGCCCGACAACGCGTGGGACACCGGCACACGTGAGTCGTACATGCGGTTCATGCGCCGGTCACGCCTCCACACGGTGGAGACAATTCGTGACGCTCGCACCGACCGGCAGCGTGTCCTCGGGTTCCGCACCGCGGCGCCCGCCGACGAGACCGGTGACCTCGAGGCGTTCAAGCACTGGCGCGGCAACCGGATGGGTGTCCAGTCACGGCAGTTCTTCAACGACACCGGTGACTACGGGCGTGCGTACATCCTCACCATCCCAGGACCAGACGGGCCGATCTGGAACGTCCGGAACGAGTGGAACACGATCACCGAGCAGAACGCTCTGCGTCCGTGGCTCACCGAAGCCGGCATCACCTACGGGTACGACCAGATCAACAAAGCCGAATCGTTGACGTTGTGGCGGCCCGGGTACTACCGGCGCGCGTACCGGCTCACCGAGTTCCCCACCCTGCCGCAGGACGGCACCCCCTGGTACACGGGGCCCGGGTGGACGTGGCGAGAAGACCGGCAGATCACCCCATGGACCCTGGACGCGCTGCTGCAGCAGAACCGCACCGTCGATGGGTTCGGGGTGTACGAGAAGCACCTCGACACCGTCGACCGGATCAACGAGATCACCCTCAACGCGCTGACCCTCATCGTCATGCAGTCGTTCCGGCAGCGGGGCGTCAAGGGCAACCTGCCCACTCACTTCCCCGAAGGGCATCCGCAGGCCGGTCACGAGATCGACTACGACGAGATGTTCAAAGCGGGCCCCGCGGCGCTGTGGATGCTCCCGCTCGGTGCGGAGATCTGGGAATCCGCGTCCACCGACGTGACCCCCGTGTACAGCGCACGGAAAGAAGAACTCAAGACGCTCATGTCGAACACCCGCACCCCGCAGGACTTGTTCGACGGGGAGTCGAACAACCAGTCCGCGAAGGGTGCCGACATCTCTCGCGAACCTCTCATCCATGCCGTGCAGGGCATGAATGAGCAGGCGGAAGTCGCCCTCACGCAGGCGATGTCGCAGTCGTTCCTCATGACCGGCGACACCACTCGGGCGAGTATCACCGACCTTGAAGTGATCTGGGGGAAGATCCAGCCGTCGTCGCTCGCGGAGAAGGCCGAAGCGGCAGCGAAGTTCAAGACCGGTGGGGCGACGCAGGCTTTCATCGACGAGGAAGTGTTCGAGATGACGCCGGCGCAGATGCGTCAGGCCGCGCAGGACCGTCTCGCGGAAGCGTTCGTGACGTCCCTCGGACAGGCAGGACAGGCCGGTGGCGGCGACTGACCAGCAGGTGCGGCGCGTCGTCGAGACCTACGCGGAACAGCACGCATCGCTCGTCACCAGCCTGATTCGCATCCTCGTTGGCTTGTGGGTGCCGTTCCGATGGTTCGGGCGACCCGACATGATCAACGCACGTGCCGCGCAGTCCGCCGTGTACGTGGACGTCGCGACCGAGCAAGCTCGCCTCCTCGCCCGCGCGTACATGGTCCAGATGCTCAACGCGATCGATGTCGAACCCTCGCCTTCCGCGTTCGAGAACATGTACGCGAGGTCCGGGACACCCATCGTCGAGGTGTACAAGCGGCCCGCACGGCAGGTTGAGCATGAACTCCGAAAAGCGCTCGAAAGCACCGACGCAACGAAGACGATCACCGAACGTATCGAGCAGATCGTTGAAGCGGACCTCGCCGCCGCGGCACGCGACGAACAACAGCGAGTGATCGACGCGACACCGGCGGAGAAAGTCATCGGATACCGGCGGGTCATTCATCCCGAGCTGTCGAAGACCGGCACATGCGGGCTCTGCATCGTCGCGTCCAGCCGGTTCTACACCCGTGATGACCTGTTGGACCTTCACGATCGTTGCAAGTGCACGGTCGCGCCGCTGACCGCATCGAACGATCCGGGTCTCCGGCTCAATAGGGAAGACCTCGACAAGCTCTACGAAGCCGCCGGGTCGAACTACGCGGAAGACCTCAAGCGCATCAGCATCCGCACCGTCGAACACGGCGAGCTCGGCCCGATCCTTGTGCAGAAGGGCCACCACTACAAGGACGTCGCCGAGGTGAACCGGCAGTCCTCCCGCCGGGTGTTCACGGGATACAGCAAGCCCACGAAGGCCAGCAACGCCATCAACTGGGCGCAGATGCGTGACACGTCCGAACGGTCCATCGAGATTCTCGAGGACGCCCGGCGACGCGGAACGAACCTCATCGACCTCACCGGCAGCGGCCGTGAAACCCCGGTGCGTGACATCGACGAGGCCATCCAGTTCCACCGGAACCTCATCGCCCGCGCCTCACGCTACTGAACTTCCCGCGACATGCGGGTTGCCTCCACCCGATCAGGGGGAGGGCACGCATTCCGATATGGAGGCAACAACGCATGCGCAAGCGCATCCCCCCGTTCATCGTGCTCAACGGAACGGGAACCGAAGGCGGCGGAATCGTCGCCAACCCCGACGAGTACCTGCCCGGAGACGCGGACCTCAACGACACCGACTTCAAAGCCAAGCGTGGGTTCCCCCGCGGAACGAAGAAGGACGACATGGAACCCGCCGAACGCGAAGCGTACTGGCGGTACGAGGCGAAGAAGCAGCAGCACCGTGCCGACACCGTCGCCCGTGAGAACGGGGAGTGGGCGAAGCTCGGCTCCCGTGACGACGTCGCGGCGACCCTCGCGCAGCAGGAGCAGGCACGTCGCAGCAACCTCGACGACGCGCAGAAGGCGATCGAGGACGCACGCACCGAAGGCAAGCAGGCCGGTCAGGCCGAAGCCCGCACCAAGTATCTGACCCCCGCGATCGAGGGCCAGATCGTCGGACTCACCCGAGCATCCGGCGAAACCCCCAACGACGCGGTCGAACGTGTCCGTGGGGCACTCAAGTTCGTCGACGTGACCAAGTTCCTCGACGACAAGGGCGATCTGGACGCCGAAGCCATCCAGACGTTCGCGCAGTCCATCGCTCCGGTGGGCGGGAACGACAGCGACCAGGGCGGCGATCCGCTGTACCAGTCGCTCGGGCGTGAGCAGATGCCTGCACCAGGGTCGGCCGGTTCGGTCGGCCAGTACCGCAAGCAGGCCTACGAACGCCGAACCGCCAACAAGTAACCACTCGCAGAAAGGCGAACCCATGACTGACCTCAAGGTCAAGACGAGCGTCGTCGGTGAGAAGGTCGACACCCGGTGGCGTGCTGGAAAGCACGGACAGGATGCCGCCCGACCCGGCCAGCTCGACTCCTCGGCATTCACCGCCGGAACCCACTACAACATCGGCGGCGCCACCGACAACATCATCCCCTCGGGTGTCGCTGTCGCGATCCTCGCGAACGGCATGTACGGCCCGTACGACGCCGCTGCAGGCACGACCGGCGACCCCCGCCGGAAGCTCGCCGGCTTCATCAACGATGACGCCGGCGTGCCCCTCGGAGACGCACCGGCGACCGCCGACCCGTTCTTCGCCCTCCTCGTCCACGGCATCGTCAAGCCGTCCCTCCTGCCCATCGCAGGGCAGCGGACCACGCTCGGCAACGCTGAGGCCGTCACGGGCTCGTTCATCTACGTGGAGGACTGACCCATGCCGTTCACGAAGAACTTCCGCACCCCGGTGCAGCTCACCGGAGTCGCCCGCGGCGCGTTCGACGCGACCCTGGAGGGGTTCCGCACCAACACGCTCCTTCCGACGAAGGAGAACTTCACCCTCGACTACGACTTCCAGGCCGGATCGGCGCCCCTGCCGCCCGCCGCGAAGTTCCGGTCGTTCAACACCGAGTCGATGGTCAACACCCTCGGCGTCGGCTCCCGCAAGTCCGGCAAGCTCCCGCCGATGTCGATCCGACTGCACGTGGACGAGTACACGCAGCTCAAGCTCTACGGGCAGAACGACGCGATCGGCGCGAAGTTCGACGACTACGCCGAGGCGAACGCGGTCTCGGTCGCGCAGCGCCTCGTCCTCGCCCAGGCGGAAGCGATCGTCACCGGCAAGGTGAACATCAATGAGCGGAAGCTCGCCGTCGAGATCGACTTCGGACGCAAGCCTGGCCTCACCGCCAACGCCGCGACCGTCTGGTCGAACACGGCGACGTCCACCCCGCTCACCGACCTCGAGGCGCTCCGTCTCGTGCTCGGCAAGAGCGTGTCGTCGACGATCCTGTCGCGCGTCACGCTCGGCTACCTGCAGCGCAACGCCGACCTGATGAAGATGATCATCGGACGCGGCAGCGACCTGCCTTCGCGGGTCTCCGCTGAGGATGTGATGTCGTTCCTGACCTCGGAGGGCTTCGGCCGCATCGAGGTCAACGAGGAGACGGTCGTCAACACGGCTGGCGTTGAGGTGCCACTGTTCCCCGCGGACAAGGTCATCCTCGTCTCCGGTCCGTCCGTCGGCACCACCGAAGTTGGGGTCACCGCGGAGGCGATCGCTTCGGAGAACGGCATCTCCGCATCCGAAGCGCCCGGCCTGTTCGCTGGCGCGATCCCGTCGGACGACCCCACCGGGTACGACGTGCTCGTCTCCGGCATCCTCCTGCCCGTCGCGTCCGCTCCGGACAACACGGCCGTCCTCGACGCGTACTGACACGCACGCCCCGGGCACCCACAACAGGGTGCCCGGGGCCCCGAACCGGAAGGTCACCACCATGAGCAAGCGCATCCTGAAGAAGTACGTGCACGTCCTCCGCGACGTCGAGCTCGTCACCTTCGCCCCCGGCGACGAACTCCCCGACTGGGCCGCGGACATCGTCACCAACCCCGACGTGTTCGCCACCATCCTCCCCACGGCACCAGCCGAGCCCACCCCAGCGCCTCCCGCGCCGGCCGAGACTCCCGCGGATGACCTCGACGCGCTGAAGGCCGACGAACTCAAGGCCATCGCCGTGGACCTCGGTATCGCACCGAAGGGCAACAAGGACACCCTCAAGGCCGCGATCCGCGCCGCCCGCACCACCGTTGAGGAACCGGACGCCGACCACAGCCACCTCATCGAGAAGGCCAAGGAACTCGGATACGAGGACGCCGAAACCCTCACCGAGGAAGAACTCGAAGCGATCGTCGAGGAGTAACCATGCTGCCCGACGTGCCCGTCGAGATGATCCCCCACTACTACTACGGCGACCTCGAGGACTTCACCAACGAGTACCTCGAAGGGAAGCTCGGTGAAGTCGTCGACAAGATCACCACACGGTTCGGGTCGCTCGTCAAGGCACGTCTGGACAACGGTTCCCTCCCCGATCGGCTCTACGAAGCGACCGTTGTGCGCATCGCCGCGCGCGTGTTCGCGAACCCCGAGGGGTACCGGAAGGAGAACGAGGGCGGGTACGGGTACGAACTGAACCCCGCGGTCGCGTCGGGAACCATCTGGTTCACCGATGAAGACATCCACGACCTCACCGGCATCGACCCGAAAGGCGGGGGAGGGATCGTCGGGACCGCCACCATCGGACGCCACAGGCCCGGGTGGCGCCCATGAGCCTCCTCACCCGCAAAGCACCCCACACCGCATACGTCCAACAGCGGACGATGACCCGCAACCCCGAGGGCATCCGCGTGCCCGTCAACATCGGCGACCCCATCCCCGTCCGCGGGATGGCAGAACCCGTGCGGGACTGGGCGCAAGCCGAAGAACACACCACCTACGGGCTGCAGATCATCGAACTCGTCATCTGGCGCTCCAAGGAATGGCCCGGCGACGTGCACTCCCTCGTCCGCATCGAAGACAACTGGTACGAGCCGAACGGGCCCGTGCAGCACCACTTCGTGTCCCGCCGCACCTCCCACTACCGCATCACCCTCAAGTGGTTGAAAGGGGCGTGACATGGCCGACGTGCACGTCAACCAGAACGCGTACCTGATCGCCGCGCGCATCGCCGGCCGTAGCGCCGACATGGACCGCGGCGCTACCCGGGTCATGATGAACGCGAAACAGGTCGCTGCCCGCTACATCGACACCAGCGCGTACGTCAACAACTTCGACGTCGTCACCGTTCCCGGCCAGTTCGGCACCGGCCGCAGCGTCGACGACCGTCTCGTCGTGAACAACGACCCCGGCGCCGCGGCGCAGGAGTTCGGCTACATCCGCCGGTTCAAGAACTCCCGGCGCGTGCAGTACGTCCCCGGTCGGCACATCCTCCGCACCGCGATCTGGATGTCGAGCACCTGATGCTGAACCACACCCGCCTGTTCCAAACGCTCCTCACCGCGGTCGGGAACACGCACGGCGCAGGGGGCGTCGCCGCGGACCTCGACGTCGACACGATCGACCACATCCCGTTCATCACCCACTCGTCACAAGCCGCGCAGAACCGCAACGGTCCCGGCCTATACACCGTGTCCCTCGACGTGAACATCTTCCTCGACCACCGTGAAACGCCCTTCTCGTTCGTGCAGGACATCTACGACAGCATCCACGCATGGGTGGAGCACCCGTTCGACACGGGCACAGCTCCCGGCGTCGGCGCGGTCACGTCGATCGACAACGAAAACTCCGCCTTCACCCGTGTCACCGCGGGCGTCCACATGACCAACAAGCTCGTCACCCAGTGGCGGGCGTCGTGGGAACTCACCGCCCGCGAACTCTGATCCTTCTGCACCCCAGCCCCGGGGTGGGTCTGCGAAACCCAACCAGGAGGAACCGTGTCTGTTGACTCGACCAAGCTCATCATTCCGGGGAACGGGACCGTGTTCTTCGCCCCCGTCAACACGCCCCCGCCGGCGAACCCCCTCGGCCCCGCAGGTTTCAACCTCATGGCCGATGGCCCCGGCGCGTGGCGCAACCTCGGCCACACGTCCAAGCAGAACACCATCGCGTTCACCAAGGAAGGTGGCGAGCGGGAATCGCTCGACACGTTCATCGCCGACGCGGTCCGCACCGTCGCATCGTCCGTCGCCTGGGGCGTCACGATCGCCGCCCTGCAGTTCGACCTCGACAACCTGCGGCTCGCGTTCAACGGCCAGGTCGACCCCACCACCGGCGGCTACACGGTCGCATCCCCGGCACCCGTGCAGACCGCACTGTTCCTGTACTTCCAGGACGCCACAGGGAAGCTCGGCTTCTGGCTCCCCAACAACGACGTCGGCCTCGGCGACGCACCCTCGGTCGACACGGCGAACTTCTTCGAACTCCCGCTGTCGGGCAGCATCCTCGCCGCCCCTCCCGGTGTGATCCCCCCGGTCAACGGGCGACCCGGCCTGTTCCAGATCTTCAAGAGCGGCCTCGTGTCCACCAGCCACACACTCACCCTCCTCGGCACCCCGACGGGCGGCAACTACCGCCTCCTCGTCAACGGTGTCTCCACCGCAGACATCGCCCACAACGCGAACAACACCGCTATCCAGTCGGCCATCAACGCGGTGCCCAGCGTCCCGACCGCGACCGTCACGGCCGCTGGCGGCGGATTCACGGTCACGTTCGCTTCGCCCGGTGCCGCACTCGCGCCCGGTACCACCGCCCTCACCGGCGGCACGAACCCCACCGTGACCGTCACCTCCAGCTAACCCGACCGGTGCCCCTGGGTGCAGAACCGCAGACCCGCCCAGGGGCACCACAACACCCACAGGTCTGCACGGAAGAGGTCTGCCATGCCCAAGCCCACCGAAGACATCGACGCGCGTCTCGAAGCCGAAGAAGTCGCCGCGACACTTCTCGCCGACCTCCCGGCGTTGCGGCCCGCGCACAAGTTCCGCATCGGTCAGCGCGTCGCGTTCGAGAACCTCATGCTCAACGCCGTCAAGGACGGCATCATCTCCGATGACGACGACGGGCCGATGGAGTTCGACATCGCGAACCCGGCCGACATCGAACGCCTGCAGAAGCTGCGCGACTTCGTCGTCACCATCGACGAATGGGCCGAAGGGATCGCCGTCGACAAGGACGCCTATGCGGAATGGGCTGAGGGGAAGACCGAGGAGCACTTCATGGCCCTGTTCCAGAAGTACCAGGCCGAACTGGGGGAATCGGGCAGCTCCGTGAGCTGATCGACGAACTCGACGCTCACGGGGCGCTGCGCTCCGACCTCGCCCAGTTCTACGGGCTCAACCTCGACGACGTGTGGGCGGGAACACTATCTGCCCGCCACGTCATCTACCTCACCGGGAATCTTCAAACGAACCCGCATTCCCAGGTGTTCGCGATTCGTGGGGGAACACCCGAACTCCAAGGGTGGGACACACAAGCGGGACTCATCGCGCGACTCATCAACACTCTCCTCGCAGTAGTGGGGGTGAAAGACCCGTCTGCGTTCGTGCACTACCCGACCGCTCAGGCCGAAGAAATGCCGTTCAAGACCATCGCTGAATTCAGCGAAGCGTCGTTCTCGAAATTCATGGGGGTGTGATGGCATTCAGCCCTGGACACAACGTCGGACGCGTATCGATCCGAGTCGTCCCCAACACGAAGAACTTCAGCAGGGAGCTTCGCCGCGACCTGGAGCGTATTGCCCGCACGACAAGCATGAAAGTGCGTGTCGATGGGGTGAACGTCGACCAGCGGGCCGTGAAAGCGAGTATTGAACGGCAACTCGCGGCGCTCCGCGACGTGACCCTTGACGCGAACATCAAGGTCACCGTCGACAAGGCGAAGCTGAAGAAGACCGCGTTGCGGAAGTCCATTCAGGCTGAGTTCGACAAGTTCGAGAACATCGCCGTGAACATCGAAGCGGCGATCAAGAACAAGGAGCACTTCCAGCATGAAGTGAAGCGGATGGTTGACCAGGCGTCCCGCAACAAGGTCAACATCGCCGCCGGGGTCACCACAGCTATCGCGTCCGCGCGGCTGCGGAACCTCACCCGCCCCCGGTGGGTGGAGATCTTCGTCCGCATCAACCAGGCATCCCTCACGAAGGCCGCGGCGACCCTCGCGGCGCTGTCGGGTGCACGGCTGGCGTGGAAGTGGATCGACAACCTCGCCGACCTTGCCCGCGACCTTGACAAGAACCTCCCGTCGATCCTCGGGTGGACGACCGGGCTGACGACCCTGTTCGCGGCGCTGTCCGCATCCGTGTCGGGGATCGTGGGTATCGGCAACGGGCTGTTCCAGATCCTGCCCGCCGCGCTCGTCCTCCCCGGCCTGCTCCTCAACGCGGTCGGGTCCGCGATCGCGTTGTTCGTCGCGCTCCGCAAGGCGAACGAACAGCTCGAACCTCTCGGCGATCACATGCGCGAACTTGGCGACATCATCAACGCCGAGTTCTGGGGGCGGGCCCGGCAGCCCATCCTCGACCTCGTCAACGGGCTCATGCCGCAACTGCGGAACTCGTTCCGCGACCTCGCCGCCGGAGTGGGGGACTTCACCGGCGCGCTGTCCGACTCGTTCCTCCGGGAACTGTCGAACGGGCGCCTCGAGTCCATCTTCAAGGGCATCGCGGACGGGTGGCGTGTCCTCGCGACCGGTGCGGACGCGTTCGCTGGCGCGATCGTGTCGCTGTCGCAGATCGCCGCGACCTACACGCCCCGCCTCGCGGCATGGTTCGTCCGACAGGCCGACACGTTCGACAACTGGTTGAAAGCGATCGCCACCGACGGGCGCCTGTCAAGGTGGATGGAAGACGCGATCGACTCCATGTACGACCTGTGGGACGCGACGAAGGGCGTCGCCGGGGTCTTCGAAGGCCTGTGGAGGGCCGCGGATGCTGCCGGGTCTGGTGGGTTGCGGGGCTTCGCCGACCTCATGCTCACATGGGAGAAGACCGTCAAGTCCGCGTCGTTCCAGCGTGCACTCGTTGCGATCTTCAAGGGCTCCGGGGACGCGATGAAAGCCCTCGGTGACGGTGTGCAGGCCGTTGGGCAGCTCATCGCAGACCAGTATGCCGCCGTCGAACGGTTCATCGCCTCGTCCGGCCGGTTCCTCGGCGGGCTGCTTGAAGCATCCGCGAACGCCCTGAACTCGCCCGTCGTCGCCCAAGGTCTCAACGACTTCTCCCGTGGGCTGACCAACGCGCTCGAACGGATCAAGCCGTCTCTACAGCCCATCGCGGACACGTTCGGGAACTTCCTGAGCCTGCTGGGTCGGCTCGTGGAGACCGCCCTGCCCGCCGCCGCCGAGGTACTCGCGGACCTCATGCCCGCCATCGACATCGTCATTGACGGGGTCGAGGACATCCTCGGGGACATGTCAGACGCGCTCTCAGAAGTGTCAGACATCCTCGCTCCAGCGATCGAAGATTTCGCGCGCGCAGTGACGCCCGCCTTGCGGGACGCATTTCAGAATCTCGCAGACGCGCTCGTCGCCGTCACGCCGTTCCTCGGCGACCTCATCAGCGCGGTGGGTGCGCTCGTCAACTTCACCGCCGGGTCCGGGAACATATCGCAGGATTTCATGACCGGGAAGATTCCTCTCTACTACGAAGGCATGCGCGACTACTTCGAGGAACTATCCGAGAAAGGAAACCTGGCTGCAACGATGCTCGTTGACATTGGAGAGCAAGCCAGATTGTCCGGCGAGGTTGTGCAGATCTTCTTCGGAGAAACATTTAAGAACATCCGCAAGTTCTTTGAGGAGCTACCGGACAACATCCGTGGGTTCTTCGTCGATGCCGCGACATGGCTTGTTAACGAAGGCCCGAAGATCATGGAAGGTTTGGGGAATGGCATCACAACGGCGTTCCTGACAATCCAAGACTGGTTCCTCGAGCGTCCTGGTGTGATTGCGAACTACTTCGCGGACGCAGCCATCTGGCTCATCGACGGCGGTCAAAGGGTCATCGATGGCATGAAGAACGGCATCATCACGAAGTTCATCGAGATCACGACGTGGTTCATCAACCTACCCAACGAGATCCGCAACTACTTCGTCACGGCCGTCTCATGGCTTGTCAACGAGGGCCCGAAGATCATCGAGGGGCTGAAGACCGGCATCGTCACGAAGTTCGTGGAAGTCACGACTTGGTTCACGAACCTTCCGGGCCAGATTCAGGGATTCTTCTCGGGCGCCGGAGATTGGCTCGTCAGTTCCGGCAAGGCGATTATTCGCGGGTTCATCGACGGCATCGACAGCATGATCGGTGAGGTCGGCGCGGCCGTAGTCCGCGTGGTCCAGCGCGCTCTGGGCGCATTCCCGAACTCTCCCGCGAAGTGGGGCCCCCTGTCGGGGTCTGGGTGGCGGCGTCTCCGCATGTCGGGTCAGGCCGTCGGCGACCAGTGGTCCGCTGGTATCGAGGATTCCCGGCGTGCCGTGCAAGCGGCGATGACGAAGCTCGTGTCACTGTCTCCGGCAGAACGGTCCCGTCTCGCGACCGTTCTCCCCACGAGCACCAGCGATAGCGGTTGGTCGCCAGCCGACAAGGAGGAGTTCGCCCGCATCATCGGCGAGTACGTCGCGAAGGGCGTCATCCCTGGTGTTGTTCTCGGTTCCCGGTCCGCGGTCGCTCGTTCCTCTGCTCCAAGCGTCTACGGGGGTGCTGCACGATGACCGCAGGCGCTTGGGGAACCAGTTCCGCACCGCTCCCGGCTGGGTGGACGGTCGGGCAGCTCGCGGCCCTCGTTGAGGTCGTGCCCGCGTTCGTTCTCCAACTGCCTCCTGTGCCGGACGGGTGGAAGCCGTACGCGGCGATGCCGATCACGCAGGTCGCCGGTATGGGGTGGACGTGGTTGCGCGTGTCGACACGCACGCTCACCGCCGGAGACACCGCACCCGCCGCACCTACGGGGGCGGACGGATGGTGGGGGCGTGTGCTCGTCGATACCGGTGGGGCGCCGTCCATTCGTGTGACCACGGGTAGCGCCCGTGTGACCGTCAGAGACGGTGCGTCGGGCGTCGTCGTCGGCGTGACCACGCAGAACGTGAACCCCGCAGGCAGTGCCGTGTCGTGGCTCTCCGGGCGTGCAACGGTCACCCCGACCGCATGGTGGGGGCCGAGCATGTGGGTCACCGTCGGAGAAGCGACGTCCAGCACCGCGGGTTCCGCGACCGTCCCTGGACTTGGGATCGAGTTCCTTCCGCCGGTGGGTCCGCGCCCGCCGGTGCTGACCGCGCCCGGTGCGGGGGAGGAGATCAACGCGTCCGCGCCGAACGACTTCTCGTGGATGCACCAGTCGTCCCGCGCCGGTGGGAAACAGGGCGGTTGGTCGTGGCGTATCTCCTCTTCGTCCGGATGGTTGTACTGGTCGCAAGCGGCCGGTGCCCTCACGTCCTCGGAGACGCAGAACGCGGGCGCCGCAGGCACGTTCCCGCTTCCCGGTGGGAGTCTCGACAACCTCGGTGTGGGGCGGGTGTGGCAGGTCCGCACGCAGGAGTCCATCGACGGGCTGTGGTCGCCGTGGTCTGTGGAACGAGCGGTCACCCCTGTGACGCCGCCGATCCTGTCGCTCACCGTCGCGTCCCCGCACGGTGACCTGTCGCCCACGATCACCGGAACCCCCACGATCTCCCGGCCCGCGTCGGTCGTCGTCGCATCTCACTGGCAGATTCGCGACACGTCGGGCGCGATCATCTGGGACTCCGGTGTTCTCGCCGGCCAGGGCGTCGTGCATGACGTGCCCGCGTCAACACCGTGGGTCAACGGTGCGAGCGTCACCGCGTGGGGTCGTGTGCAGCAGACCGGTGGTGCGTGGTCGGCGTGGTCGTCGTCGGCGCCATTCGTGGTGTCGTGGACGCCCCCGCCGACTCCCGCTGTGTCTGCGGGCACGAGGTACACGTCCTGGGTGGAGGAGGCGCGGAATTTCGCGGTGAATCCGAGCTTTGGGACGGCTGGCGCCCCGGTGGGGGTGGTGACGAATCTGTGGTCCGATCCACTTCCGAACGGCGTCGGTCTGGCGAATGGTCAGGCGAGATGGTCGCAGAACACTGCGGGTGTGCCGGTGAGCATCGATTCGGGGTGGGCTCGTGCGCAGGCCGACACGTCCGGGATCTCGGATGCGATAATCTTCCGTGCATCGAACTGGGCCGTGAACGGCCTGCCGATCGCCACGAACACGTTGTATCGTTTGTCGTTCGAGTTGGAGCGGGCGTCGGGTCTGCCGGACGCGGTCGCGTCACGGTGGGAGTATGACGCGGGCGGCGGGATCGTCGTCAACGACGCGACCATGACCTTGCAGACGGATCCGGGCTCGGGGCGCAGGTTCGTGGAGTTCACGTCGCACGCGTCGGCCGCGACAGTCGCCTTCGTGCTGAGAAGGGCGGCGACACCGTGGCAGGCGGGGGACTGGTATCGCATCCGTCGCACGATGCTGGCCGTGCCGATCCTCTCCCCGGGCACATTCGTCGGTGGTGGGGTGTCGACCGACCCTGACCTGACGGGTGTCTGGGCGGGGACCGCGCATCAGTCGTCGACGCTTGTGCAGGGTGTGAGCGTGCCGGGGGTGATCTCGGGCGGGAACGCGGTCGCTGTCCGGTCCACGAGGTGGGCGAAGAACGGCACGCATTCGGTGCGGATCATCCCCAACAACCCATCCGACGGCGACAGCTATATCGAGGCGTCCGTGCCTGCTGTGGGCACGCTGCGGTCTGCTGCGCGGGCGGTCGGCGCCCTGCATCTGGAGGGCGCGCAGGGTGCGCCCGGTCAGCATGCCAGGGCGCGGCGGATTCTCGCGGGCTGGCCGGAGGTCCGTGGCACGCAAGCGGCGAACACGGCGGGCGACACGGACCACGATTTCACCTGGTCTGGTGCCGGCGGGCACAACATCGTCCGCTTCTACAACGGTGCCGCGCGCGGTCAGGGCGAGGTCTGGTGGGACGCGCTCGGGATATTCGACCCCGCCTACACCGGCGGATGGTTCGACGGGTCGAACCTCCCCGCGGGCCTGGACCCCGCCTTGTGGCGGGTGCGGTGGCTCGGCACCCCGCACAACTCCATGTCGGTGCTGGAGTCGCGTGAGGTCGCGCCCCCGGTGTCGAACGTCGGCACTGACGTTATGATCGACAACCTCACCCCGGGCAACGCGGTCGTCGTGTGGTCCTCCACCGATGACGGTCTGACGTGGAACCTCGTCGAGTCGTTCACCGCCACCACCGGTTCCGCTCTCCTCACCGACCCGTTGGTCGCGTCGGGGAAACCGATGCGATGGTCCGCGATCCAGTATCAGATCATCGACGGGATGCGGCTGCCGTCCGAGCGAGGCGTTTCCGACGCGTACGTCCCAACGACGTACTCAGGGATCGTCACCTCCGCGTACTCCCCGGCAACCCGGTGGATCGAAGCGGTCATCCGCAACGCTGACCCGAACGTGTGGCCCCGGCTCACCGCAGCCCACCACCTCCTGAACAACAAGTACGCGTTGGTGCTCCGCGGGCAGGAGAAGGCACGGCAGGGACGGTTCATCCTGGTTGCCCGTGACGACGCCGAACGCGAAGCGCTGCACGAGCTCTTGCAGGGAACCGACCCGTTGATCCTGCAGATGCCGCCCGAGTTCACATGGTCGTACACGGCCTTGAAGCCGGGGGAGCGGGTCACGGTGCGTGTCGTGTCGGAGCACTCCGAGCCGCGGATCAAGCAGGAGGCGTGGGAACCGCGGGAGATCCCGGTCGAGTGGGTCGAGGCCCGCACACCCGCCGTGGGCGAAGCGCCTCCAGGCACGCCGATCACGCACCCGATCATCCACCTGTAGGAGGAACCATGCTGAACACCGATCATCCCCGCGTTGCGGGACATGTGGCGTGGGTGCTGACCCGCGCCGACGGCACCACCGAGTTCGGCGAGGCCGACAACCTCGTCACCCTCATCGGCCTGAGAAGGTACGCGGAGGCCGGCGCCGACATCGGCGGCGTGCCGCCGGCCGCGACGGGCATGAAGCTCGGCACCGGCAGCACGGCGCCCGCGACGACCGGCGCCGGGGCAGCGCTCGCCACGTACCTGTCCAACTCGCATCAGGCGCTCGCCGGGACGCCCAGCGCCTCGACGGTGAGCGGGAAGCGGCGCATCACCTACGTCGCGACGTGGGGGGCGGGGAAGGCGACCACGGGCTCGGCGATCACCGAGGTCGTCATCGTGAACAACAGCCTGTCGGATGCGACGAGCCCGGAGGCGTCCACGCTCGCCCGGGTGCTGCTGTCGCCCAGCGTGCCGTCCAAGGGCGCGCTGGACACGCTGCAGGTCACCTGGACGCACGATCTCGGCTGACCCGGTGATCTCCTGCCCGCAGCCCCCGCGTCGGGGGTTCGTCGCCTCTGGGGGTGAGTGATGCCGACATGGAACGGGGGAGCTCCCGGGGCGACAGGCCGGTGGGACAACACGACCTGGTCGTCCACGTTCTCGTTCGGTGGCCTGTCGACGCGGTCGGCGGGCGCCCGGTGGGCGTCGGTCACGATCCCGCAGGGCGCGGTGATCGACGCGGCCACGCTGGCGTTCACCCTCTCGGGTGAGGCGAACAGCGGCCGCGCGGTCGGCGTGCACCAGGTCGACAACGCGCCGGCGCTGGGCAACGGTCAGCGCGGCACGGACAACACCCCGACCGTGGAGTGGGCGTCCGGCGGCGGCGCGAAGACCGTCAGCGTGGTCGCCGCGATCCAGGCCCTCGTCGACCGGCCCGGCTGGGCGTCCGGGAACGCCCTCACCGTCCGGTGGGATGGTCTCTCGTTCGAGTTATCCGACCGCACCCTCAGCGCCGTCAGCTTGAGCGTCGACTGGCACGACCCGTTCACCAACTACGAGCGCACCGCCGAAGACGCCGTCGGGGTGGTCGACGCTGCGGGAGCGGGCGCCGGGTGGGCGCGCGACGGTGCCGACACGGTCGGGATCGCGGATGCCGCCGAGCACCTCATGCCGACCGTCCGCGACGGCTTCGACACGGCGGCGGTGTCGGACGCGGCGGTCGCGACCCTCATCCCCGGCATCAGCCGCGGCGCCGCGGACAGCGTGCCGGTGCTCGATCAGGTCGCGGCGTCGATCGTGCGGTTCGACCCGCCCCCGCCGCCCTGGCAGGACGTCATCAGCGACCCCGAGTACATCGAGGCGATCACCGCCCTGCATCGCGACGTCGACTGGCGGGCAGAGATCATCAACCCGAGCGGTGTCGTGCTCAGCGACCCTCTCCCGTTCATCGACGGGCAACTCGTCGTCGACGCGGAACGTGACCACCGCTGGTCGGTGTCGTTCATCGTCCCCGACCAAGCGTGGTACCCGTGGCTGGAAACGGACCCCCTCCATCCGCACTCCCGGCACCGAATCCAATTGTGGTTCCAGCTGTTCCTCCCACGCTCACAGCGGTGGGTGGAGATCCCGTGCGGACGATTCCACCCCCGTGTCGGAGACGCCGCGGACGACGCCGACGCACCGCCGCTGGAGTTCGATGTCACCGGAGTCAGTGCGCTCGGCACCATCCGCCACTACCTCGTACCCATCGACGTGTCGGGCATGCGCGCGCACACTGCGATCGACACGATCCTCGCCGCTGTCGCCCCCACGCTCCCACGTGACCTGACGCCGTCGATGCACTCACTCCCGGCGGAGTACATCGTCGGTGAACCACACGACGGAGACCCCGTCGCCGACATGCACGAGATCGCCGCCGCCGCCGGAATGGTGCTCTACGAAGACCGGGTCGGCGTGATCCGGCTCGACCCGATCCCCGACGCGACGCCCATGTACGACTGGACACAGAACGTGGTGCAGCGAATCAGCGTCCGCGGGGCCGACATCACGCAAACCGTCAACACCGTCATGGTGTCGTCAACTTCCTCCGAGGTCGACCCGCCCGTCCACGCGATCGCGCAGATCATCGATCCGGAAGACCCGATCAGCGTTACCCACGGCGTCTACTACCCGCTCCCGGTCCCGTCCGACAAGGTCCGCACGGAAGCGCAAGCAGGAGAGTACGCCGTCAACCAGCTGATCCTCCGCCGAGAAGGATCACAGCAACTCGACCTTGTGACGTCCGTCCAAGCACACGTCGACGCGTTGGAGGTCGCGGTGCTCGACCATCCCCGCGCCGTCGGGCCCCGCAGGGTCACCGGGTGGTCCGTGAACCTCAACCCGGAATCGATGATGGCCGTCACGATGCGAGGTGCTGTCGATGGGTGATCTGAACACCGCGCTACGAGAAGCGCTCGTGCAAGGTCAGGAGATGCGTGACGCCCGCGTCCGTGCCATGCAGGAACGGCTCGCGAACACGAGCAGTGCGCCCACTCGGCCCGCCCGAGTTGTTGAGATCGGTGACGGAAACCGGGTGCGTGTCGAGATCAACGGCACCGTCGTTCCCGCCACGATCGACCGTTCCCTCGGCGCCGTGCACACGTCCGACACAGTCGAGACGGTTCACATGGGCGGCACCTACCGTGTCGTCCGGATCGTGACGTGGCGGGAACCCGAGCCCGTCTCCACAGAAGCTGAGCTGCCGTTGAAGCCCGACAACCCGATCAGCACGATCGCGACGACGTCGTACAGCCCGGTCGGGCTGAACGGCGCTGGCGTCGGACCTGGCAACAGCACGCAGCAGATCTACGACTACCTCTGGGACTGGCTCATCCCCGCCGTCAACTCACATGCGAGCGCGATCGGCGCACTGCAGGCGTTCGCGTCCACCTCGGCGGGACGGCTCAACAGTGTCCGCACGAGCCTCATCGAAGCCGACGCCGCGAATGTCGCAGGCAACAACTACACCGAGAACACGGGAAGCGCCGCCGCGGGAGCAGCATCGTCCACAGCCGACGCGGCAGTTGAATCAGGGACGGCACGCCGAGTGCAGGGCTTCGGCATGTCCGAAGCGCCGGAGAACATCGACCGGACCGGGTACGAGCAGTGGGACCAGACCACCCAACGGCAAGCGACGCGCATGCTCGCATGGCGCACCAGCACCCTCTACCAGATCCGTGAAGCCGTCAACCGTGGCCTCGCATACCGGAAACTCACCCAGGTTCCTGCGTTCCCCACAGTCCCGTCGGTCACGTTGGACGACCTGTCGTGGACGAGTGCAGCGAGCCAGATCGGTCTTGTCGACGACTGGTGTACGAACCGCATCGGCACGCTCATGACAGCGATCAACACCCTCCGCGCCGACCAAACGTTCGGCGCGTACGCGTACAGCGGCGGGACCACGTCATGGGTTGGTGGAACGTACCAGGCGGCACGACCGCAACTGATCGTCTCCTTCCGCAACTACCGCATCCGATGCTCCGAGCTCGGGTCCGCGTTGAAGGATCCGATCAACCGCATCAACGGCCGCTGACCCACAAGCTCCCGGGGTGCGCGTCAACGCGACCCATTGCGCGCGAAGGGCGCCCACCCGATCGCATGCCGGGTTACTCCTGGCCTCTGCGGGGCCCTGCGCGCACCCCGGGCTCTATCGAGAGGAGCCGCTGATGACGGCGACGTATCCGGGCGCCGCGTTCTTCGTGCAGTCGCCGAACTGTGCGCCGCGGCGGGCCGGGGCGCGGATCACGCATGTGATCTTGCACCTGACGGGCAACCTCGCCGACCATACGGCGTACTTCTCGCGTCGCAACGAGCGCAGCGTCGCCCCGCACCTGTACCCGCGGCCGGACGGGATGCTGACGCAGTTCGTTCGGTTCGGGTGGCGTGCGTGGACGACCGCGGTGCCGCTGGATGAGAGCGCGGTCACGTTCGAGATCGAAGCGGTCGGTGACGCGACACCCGAACAGTACGAGGCGGTCGCACGGTTCATCGCGTGGCTCGCCGACCAGACCGAGGTCGACGGCATCCCGGTCGATTTCGAGATATCCCGTGCCCGGGTGATCGGGCATCGGGAAGCGCCCGGGGTGACGAGCGGCACCGTGTGCCCGGTCGATCTGAACATCGACCGGATCGTCGCCCGCGCCCGCGACCTGAGAGGGGCACGCATGCTCTGGCCCAACGGCACCACCACCGAACCCAAGCGGTCCGACGGGTACGGGCCGCGCACGTCGATCCTGACCAGCGCCGGGTGGACGCGCCCGTTCCATGTCGGCACGGACCATCACAGCATCGGCACGATCCGGGCGATCGCCGCAGGCACGGTCATCGAGTCCGGCTGGATCGACTGGGCCGGCAATCAGGTGCTCGTCTACCTGGGCGAGCTCGACGGCATCCGCACATGGGTGCGGTACTGCCACCTCGCGTGGCCGTCGCTGCTGTCCCGCGGCGACCAGGTGGCCGCCGGCGCGGTGATCGGCACCGAGGGCGCGACCGGGCAGGCCGCCGGCGTGCACCTGCACTGGGAGATCTACCGCGGCCGCGTGGACCGCGGCACCGGCAGCAACCCGGGCGCGACCACTGACCCGCGCGCTTTCATCCTCGCCCACATGAACCAGACCGCCGGCAGCCCGGCAGGAGGAGAGGACGACATGTCCGCAGAAGCTGAACGGAAGATCGCCGCGATCTACGACGCGATCTTCACCGGCGGCACATCCATGCCCGACAATCAGCGTTCCCTGGCCGCGTCGGTCGCGGAGACCGTGCAGCTCGGCCGCATCACCGCGGGCCGTACGGGGGTGATCCAGGGGTTCTACCGGCGCAGCGAGTTGGGCCCGGAGTGGATGCTCATCGACCCGTCGTTCCCGCCGCACCCGGAGCATCCGGAGCAGGACGGGTACCGGGTCACGACCGACGCGGAGATCGCCCGCCTGATGGGCACCAACCCGGTGCTGATCTCACGCAAGGACTACATCGCCCGTCAGGCCGCCGCTCGTGAGCGCGCCGCCACGTGGCGGGCGGCGGTGGCTCCGTCGTTCGAGGCGTGAGCGTGGACTGGCAGAGCCTCGTGGAGGCGCTGGCCACCCCGGTGCTGATGGCCGGGTCGGGGATCGTGGGTGGTCTTCTGACGTCCGCGGCGCAGAAACGTGCCGCGAGGGTGCAAGCCGAAGCGCAGGCCACGTCCCGTGAGAACCATCTGATCGACCAGCTCCAGGAAGAGCTGTCGTCGTCGCGCACGGAGCAGGCGGCGCGGATGCTCGCCCAGGAAGAGCGGATGACCGGGCTCGAGGAGCGCAACGGCATCCTCGTGGACCGCACGGACCGGTACCGCGACCTGCTCCACAAGCACCGGTCCCACATCTGGGACGGCAAGCCCCCGCCCCCACCCGAATGGCCCGACGACCTGCCGCGGTAGACGCGAGCAGCAGCCCCCTGTGATGAAAGGAATCAGCATGACCAGTCCCGTGAACACCCCCAACGTCGTGATCGAGAGCCCCAAGGCTCGCAGGATCGCCCGCACCACCCTGGATGTGGTCGGTGTCCTCCTCGGCACCCTGCTCGTCATCGACGCGGCAGCACCCGAGTTCGATGTCGCCGCGTTCACCACGCCCGTCCTGGCCGGCTGGACGTACCTGCGTCTCGCGTTCGGTCTGGGCGTCGACAACCCCAACACGCCGAAGGCCTGACCCTCGCGTCACTGCATGTCACTGAGGCCTCACTGAGCCTCAGTGACATGCAGTGACGCATCACTCCGGCGTTGGAATCGAGAGGAGCCCGCCCGTGCCGTTTCCTGATGGTGTTCGTGAGCGTGTCGTGACGTGCGGGTCCGCGTACCTGCCCGTCGAGGGGGAAGACGTGATCAGCCGAGTCGATATCACCTCGACACGCATGCTGATCTGGGAGGGTCAGCCGATCGTGACGGTCGACGGGCTCCGCCACACCTCCGAACCCGGCGGGCAGATCGCGTTCACGGCGGTCGTGTCGGACATGGTCGGGATGGTCGACGCGACCACCCAGCAGGTCATCGACATCTCCGGTGGGGAGGCGACGCACCTCCTCACGGCCACGATCACCTACCTCCTCGCCCGTCGTGTGATCGGCGTCCGCAAGGTCACGTTCCCCGTCCCGACCGGGGCGGGCGCGCTGGATCTGGACCGGGCGATCGCCGCAGGCACCGTGGAGGGTGTTCCGATCGTGGTCGCCGATCAGTGGTCCGAGGTCGTGGACCAGGCGATCACCGACGCCCGCGTCGACGGCGACTGGCTTGTGCTGACCCGCCATGACGGGACCGAGATCACCGCCGGGCATGTCCGGGGCCCCGAGGGCGACTTCGTGCCCGTCATCACCGACGACACCGCCGAATGGTGGGTGCACCCGCAGGCGACGGTGTTGCAGCGGCCGGTGCCGCGGATCGTGAAGGGCGGGTTGCGTGCGGATGGGACGGTGATCGTCAGCGAGGTCACCGACGCGAGGGTGCGGACTGTTGAGGTCGGCACCGCGACGCAGGATGACCACAACGTGCCGGCGGTGTGGGCGCGTGATGGGCACCGCACGGTGGTCGCGTGGACCAACCACGGGCAGACGTCCCCGGGTGGTGACCCGCCCCGGTACATGCACCTGCGGGTCTCCGACCGTGACGGCACGCTCTCCAGCCTCCGCACGGATGCCGCGGTCCCTGTGGTGATCAACTTCACTGGCGGGGCGACCGTCGGCGTCAGCTACGCGCAGCTGCATCACATCGCGCACCTGTCCACCGTCGACGCGGCCGGCAACCCGCTCGTGGATCACTTCTGGGTCCTCACCCGCTACGGCAACACGGGGATCGGGTTCTCGTGGCGTGTCGCGCGCTTCACCGTCGACCAGGTCACCGGAGAAGTCACCGTCCTCGGCATCCAGGTTCTGTTCACGTCCGAGTTCTTGCAGTTGTACGTGACGTCCGCGGACGCGCACGGGACGGGCGATCAGGTCATCCGCCTCGCGTGCGCATACAATCCGAATACGCTGTCGAACATGACGTTGCTCTACTTCGAGCTCAACTGCGTCACCGGTGCGATCACGTCTCCGCACGCCCCGACGACCGGCAACGTCCTCACCGGTGCCGGGCTGCCGATCGACACCCGCACCGTGCCCCGCCTGATCCCGAACCTGCCGGACATCACGACCCACTCCAGGCGCCTGTCGTACGTCTCCCCGGGGCCGTTCCCGCCGCGGATCGCGATCGCCGAATGGGACAACACCACCCCGAACCAGGCGATGCAGAAGATCGTGACGGTCTCCGCCGGCGTCGCGTTCACCCGTGACCGGCTCGACCTGTCCAGCACCGGCACCTCCTACGCCGCCGCCGCGTTCCATCCCGATTTCCAGACCACCACACCGTCGGTGCGGGTGTGGCTGGCCGCCCCGATCGGCACCCCCGGCGCGACACGCACCCTCGTGCGCCGCACCTCCACCGACGGCAACAACAGGTCCTGGCAGTTGCAGTTGCTGACCGACCGGCGCCTGCAGGTGCAGTGCTCCGCCACCGGCGTGAACTTCACCGGCGGCGGTGTGCAATCCACCCTCGTCCTCCCCGCTGACGCGGTCGGGTACGGGCTCGACATCCATGCTCCCGACGACATCCGTCTCTACTACACGCTCGACGGCGACACGTGGGTGCAGTTGGGTGCGACGCTCACCGGCATCGCACCGCTCGCAAGCTCGATCGCACCCTTGGAGATCGGATCATCCACCACCGGGGCGTCCGCGACCCAGTCGATCAGCCGGTACGAGTACCGGTCCGTGCCCGACGGGACGCTGATCGCCTCGCAGATGACCGCCGGCCGCTGGCAGGACCCCGACCCGCAGGGCCGGACGTGGACCAACACGGCGACCCTCATCCCCGGCACGGACGCCGACACCGCACCCCGTGTCACCGACATCGGCATCGCCGGGCCCCGCATCGGCTACGTCGCCACGTCGAACTACGTCCCGATGCCCGCGTTCTGCGACCCTGCCGTCGACGACACGGTCATCACCGCACAGTCCACCGGCACCACCGAGACCGTCAAGATCCTCCGCCGCACCGACCTCGGCCCCTACCGTGAGCAGACCATGATGACCCAGCCCACCACCGCGGGGCGACTGTTCCGGCCGATCGTCCCGACCGGCGGGAACGTCGACCAAGCCCTCGTCGTCAACGTCACCCACTACTCGCCCTCCAACTACGAGCAGTGGGCCGCGTCCGTGAGACCCATCACGTAGCCGCGACCAGCCCCGCCCCCGCCCCGACGCCACCACGGCTCGGGGCGGGGGCGGTTTCGTCGTGTCGTGGGCCACAGAACCGTGGACAGCCACACTCTCCGGGCATAGACTGCCCGACCAAGGGGGGCCTTGGTGGTCGTCTCTGTTCGGGCTGGGAGACGAAGAACCGCCCCCAGCGGGGGGATGCTGGGGGCGGTTGCCCATTGGGGGGATCTGGGCTTTCGCCACTGTACCGGAAGTCACGGGCTCACAGGCGCTGCACGGAAAGCAGCTCCCACCCCTCGGGCACCCTCGCTTCGAGGGCGGGCATGGTGTCCGCTTCGATGTCCTTCACCCCGTCGCGCCGCGCGAACACAACCGCGGCGGACATGCGGGGGCTGCCCTTGACGGGCACGACCGGCATCGCCACCAGCTCCCACCCCGCTGGCGTCGCGGCTTCCGCCTGTGCTCGGATGTCTGCCGCATCGACCCCTTCGAGGGTGAGGGCGTGGATCTCGACGGGGCGGATTCGACCGATCAGCATGCCCCACAGCCTACGGTGAGCAGCGTATCGTGACCGTCATGTGCGCCAGCTACGGACTCGATCCCCGCTTCGCCGACGAGGAGTGGCGGGACGCCGTCGACCGGGCGGTGCTCGACGACCTCCGCACCTGGGCCGAGGAGAACAACCGCTCGACGCTCCGCCCGACGGGCATCCGGGCCCGCAACCTCAACCCCATCATCCAGCACCCCGGCTCTCTCACGCTCGCATGGTGGGGGTACCTCGTCGACGGCAAGGTCGCCCCGTTCCCATCGATCAACTCCCGCGCCGAACGCCTATCCCGTAGCCGCCGCCCTCTCGGCGGGCGGGCGATCGTCCCCGCATCGCACTGGTTGGAGATGCAGAAGCCCTCCCGGGTCTGGCACGAGCTCGCAGCCCCCGGTGACCGACTGCTCGGCATGGCGGCCGTCACGCGCCCCGGCCACACCGCCGACGGGCGCGAGTACGTCTGCTACTCGCTGGTCATGCATCCCGCGGCGGAGCACATCGCCGATGTCCACGACCGGATGCCGCTGCTCGTGGCCCCCGGTTTCGCGGACGAGTGGCTCACCAGCGACGCACCCGCCGCAGAACTTCTCGCCACGGCCGCCGGCGCCGCGCAGGACCTGGACGCGTCGATCATCGCCCGCCCCCAGGCCTCCGACACCGCGCCCGCCGCGCTGTTCTAGTCGCGCGTCACCGTCCGCAGCCGCACGGCGCTTCGCCACACGGTGGCGTACCGTTCACCGCCCTCATCCTCGAAGTAGAGGCTCACGACGCGGTCGTTCCACCCCTTGGCGAAGCCTGGGCGCAACTCCATTGGCTTGTGGCACCACGGAATCCACGCCCAGACGGGTATGACCGTATCGGCCCATGTCATCCGCTGCGGTCCGTATGCTCCCGCCGGTACGTTGCAGATCCCTGGATGCACCTCGACGGTCGCCAGGCGCCGTTCGATGATGACCTCAGCGGGCTCGAATCGTTCAACCACGGCCGGTCTCCCTTCTCCGGCCGAGGATGCCACGCTACACCGACACCGCCCCGCCCTCCAGACGAAGGAGCGGGACGGTTCGGCGCGTATCCCCGCAGAAGCGGGGCCTGCCGGTCGAGTCGACGTCGGAAGGGGTCATCCCCGCGGGGGCGGGGCATGCGGTCACGCTATCAGGGGCCGGGCTCGAATCTCACGGTCGCCGGTCGCCGTGGCCAGGACCGGCGCACGGGGGCGGGGTGCTCTCGTCGCTCTTCGGTGACGCGCGGCCGGCGGGCTTTGCGCTCCTCGCGCTGCGCCGCCTCGATGATGCGTCCGACCGCGGTGACGGTCAGGCCGTGCCTGCGCGCGAGCTTCCAGTGCGGGATGCCCTCGGCGGCGCCCTTCACGACCGCCGCGTCACGCGCGGCCTCGATCGACGCGCGGGAGGGCTTCGTCGGTGCACCCGCGGCCTGGTGCCGTGCGATCGCGGTCGGCACGTCGCCTGCCGCGTAGACCTTCTCCGTCCATTCCCGGTCCTCGGTCTGGTAGGTGATCTGCCACGTGTCGCGTGCCCCGATCGCGTGGGCTTTTGCGGGCCGGTAGCGGACCGTGTACCCGTCAGGCAGGTCGCTCACCACGCCACCCCGACGTCGATCCCCTGGGCGCGGAGCGTGGCGATGTACCCGTCGATCCACTCCCGCGCACCCTGCTGCGGGTCGTCGGCTTCGTAGATCGCCCAGGTGAACGGCCCGTAGAAGACGGTGTCGTCCACGGCGCCCGCGTGCCACGCCTTGACGAGCTTGACTGCAGGCTCGTGGATGTCAGCGAGCCGGCGGAGGATGCCGGCGATCTCGCGATGCGCGCCTTGCCGGCTCAGCCCGCCCGGGCCGATCAGCGGGCGCACCAGCGCGTCGCCAGGGATGACCTCCAGCTGGAGGTAGTTCCAGCTCATGTGCCCTGCTCCAGCAGCTCCATCGGATCGTGCACGGGTGAGGGCTCGTCGATGTAGACGATGCGAGTGCCGTGCTCTTGGTGGCACTCCGCGGCGATCATCCGGTGCCACCGTGCGGGCCTGCCCGTCGCGTCCCACGAGGCGTCGTTGTCGGCCTGCCCGCCCCGCCACACCTCGATCCTGGCGGGCGCAGCAGTCAGCGCAGCGTCACGGGCGTCAGCGTACGCGTCTTGCAGCGCCCGCACCTTGTCCGCCGTGGCGGGACTGACCGGCGCGGCCCCGGCCTTCATCTTCTGGATCATCGCCCGCGACAGCGACAGCGCACGCGCCGCATCAGTATCGTCGCCATGCGCACACGCCTCCAGAATCGACCGGAACTCCGCGCCGCTCATGCGGCACCCGCGAGGAGCTTGCGGGTCAGGGGGTGATCCCCGACGTAGATCGCGCAAGGCTGATACCCGTCGGGTACCTGCGAGGCGTAGTACCGCACCCACTGGTGCATGGTCGGGAACCCCGAATCCGACCCCGACAGCCACGAGGTCAGGGTGATCTGGACCGTGTCGGGCTCAGCCAGCTCGGCAGGACTGTGGAAGGCCTCGGCCGCGCTCAGCGCGCCCGCCTGGGAGGCGATCTCGCGCTTGCTGAGGCCGGAACGGCACAGCAGCCGCCACTGCACATTCTTGCTGCCAGGGTGGAGGCGACCCCACCGGATCCGGTCCTCGGTGATCCCCGCCTCATCAACAAGGGCCTGAATGGCGTCATGCATGGTCGTCATGATGTGATCCTCTCTGCGCTCACAGGTACCGGCCGGCGTCGCTGGCGCGGACATAGGCGCCGCAGGCGTAGCAGGTGCCGTGCGTGTCGGTCTCGTAGTGGTCGCAGCGGCGCCCGTTGTCGAGGGAGACAGCGACCTTGACGACATCGTGGCCATCAATCTCGGTGCGCCCGATGATGTCGGTCGGCCGAGCGTCCACGCCCGTGCCGTCCTTCTTGAACGCGCGGACCACCGAGCGCGGGCGCCCGGTCAGCGAGTTCAAGATGCTGCTAGCGAAGCCCGTCGCGGCGAACCCGGTCGCGTCCTTGGTGAGGACGATCTCTCCGGCGAGGATGCGGCTGGTGATGCTGTCCAT